AACACATACTCGATATTTTTTCCATGTTAAAGATACCCCTGATAGTAACTGTATATAGTTATCAGGAGTAAATGCTTGGAAAAATATAGATAATACTCAATATGAACTGCATTTTATTTATAATTATTATACATCAAATGGTAATCAAAGAACTTGTAGAAGAGTAACTGTAATTGATAGTGATAATACTGATAATAATTTATTCATCGTAGAAAATGTGAATGATATGTACGTTCTATCTAAAGATAGAGATAGACGTAAATCAGTATCTTTAGTAGGAGAAGGCTTTGATGAAAGTCATTGGTATCCTGTATCATTTACAGCAGACCCAAATGCCATTGTTCCTCCTTGTAATTTAGTAATTTGGAACAGCCTTAATAATGATTCTGCGGGAATAAGCCCTAAACCATCTTGGGCTATAAATGATGGAGGTTTTACATTGCATGTTGATATGTCAATTATTGGAAGTGGTTGGGGTCAATATGCTAATGCTAAAAATAAATTAAATAATTATGATGGAGAATGGGGAGGAGAAACAGCAGTTGGAGAGATGCGACAAACTGCATAGACTTCCACATTCTATATATATTTAAGAGGTGGAGCTAATTATTTTTATACTAGTGACTATGCAGGATTAAAAATGACTGCACATTCCTCTGAAGTGTTAGATGGGTATAATACGTATTCTATAAAAGATACGCAAGGAGATATAAAAGATTTCTTTACATATGTTGAAAATGATCTATTCGCAGAAGTTAAGAATCTACAAATAGTACATGATAATGAATTTAATTTTGCAAACAATAGTATTGGAAATTACGTATGGATTAACTATAGATCTAGATATGATACTGTAACTTCAGCTAAAGCAGTATATGTAGGTAATGGTCAAGCTGGTGCAGATGGAGCATATGGTGCTGTACATGCATCTGGATTCTTTAAAGAATCTGATATTAGATTAAAGTCTGATATAGCTCCTTTAAGGCATACGTTAGATCAAATATGTAACATACCTACTGTAGAGTTCAATATGCATGATAAACATCAGATAGGTACTATTGCATAGGATTTAGAGAATAACTTTGCAGAAGTAGTTAATACTGATAGTGATGGTATGAAGTCTGTAGATTACTGTATGTTAGGAGTAGTAGCTATTGAAGGCATTAAGTTACTTAAGTAGGAAGTAGAAGATTTAAAGAAACAAATAGAGGAGTTGAAGAATGGAAAATAAGGCTATTCAAATTGAACCTAAGGCTGCTACAGAAATGTAGAGTTGGACAAATATTTATGATAGAGTGCCATCTCAATATAGACGATATGTAAGTTATCCTACTACAACTATGAAAGAATGTCCTTCTAAGGCAGAGATAAATAGCAAACTTACTCATGCTTGTACTACAGATTCTAATGAATTAGCTGACTATAGTTCTATTACCTTAAATTTCTCTGAAAGAGAAGAATTAACGGCAGATTCGTTAGCCGAAAATTGGATGCACAATAGTACTACATAGAGAGATATTCAATTGAGATACGATACTATTATACTGCTTAATTAGTTCGCTATACACCAAAATATTCAAGATTATACTAGTAATTACGTTACTAAAATTACAGGATAGTCACAATACTTTGAAGTGTTGTAGTTAGATAGAGGAATACTACGTGTAAGACCTTTATATAATAATTAGACAAACATGATGAGAACTTGCACAGTAGCTGTAACTGCTATGGGTAAAACTGCATATATATATTTGTCACAAGACGCAAATCCTTTTTAATTTAATAGTTAATATGGAATCTACAAACGAATTAATTACAAAGTCAGAAGCTTATGCAGAAGGATTCAGTGTTGTACCTAACAATGAATGTATGACAAAAGCTGAGTTCGTTGCTAATCTGCCAACCCCCCCCATTTCTCATATGACTTTCCATCGGGAAATAAAAGGTGCATTGTAATAATAAATGGTAGCATTGCATCTAAAACTATACAGATAAATGATGATACAGTAGTACTTAATCCTAAAGATGTATGGACAAAATCTTATTATGACACTACTCCAATAGATGTAATTACACAAACAAATTTAGAATTCAGAATGATTCATTCAGAAGGTGATTCTAAAAACAATAATTCACAATGGATTTTTCCTGATGAAAATTTAAATGCACAAGCTGGAAACTATTTACTAACTGTCTCACAAACACATAAACTTTATCTAGTATCAGTATTTTATATTACACAGTAAACAATAGAAATAATGAAATATTTTACAATTGAGGAAATGACAAAGTCATCTACAGCAAAAGCTAACGGTATAGACAATACTCCTTCAGAGGAAGGGGTATTAAAGCTATAGAAGCTAATAGAGGCTGTTTTAGACCCTTTAAGGGAATGGTATGGTAAACCTATCAAAGTTAACTCAGGGTATCGCTGTGAGGCTTTAAATAAGGCTGTAGGTAGTAAAGCTAAGAAGAGTTAGCACCTATACGGCGAAGCAGCTGATATTACTGTAGGTAGTAAGACAGAAAATGAGAAGTTATTCAACTATATTAAGGATAATCTTCCATTTGATCAGTTAATAAATGAATCAAACTTCTCTTGGGTTCATGTATCATATAGAGAAGGGAGATTACGTAAACAAGTATTAGCACTATGAAAACAATCCTATATCAGCCTTTATTTATAAATCCTTAGGCATACTTTGTATTTCCTTAGTTGTATCATATAGAGAAGGGAGATTCCTATATTGAACCTGCTAATATTACTGGGTAGCTTATTATAAATGATTTAGCCAAAGTCTTAACTTCAACTCCTACATTAAATGTAGTATAGGATACTAATTAGGTTGATTTTGGTTTATTCAAAGGTAAACATATACGCATTAGTCAATATACTAATATAGGCGCTGTAGTATTAGGTGAATGGTATATACCTGGTACACCTACACCACCTGAACCCGAACAACCAGATTGGTTTAAGGAAAGTATAGTTGCTTGGTATTCTCCATACTGTAAACAGCGTATGACTAACTATGATGTGATAGAGGCGTATGTAGAAGATTTTACTAATTGGAATTATGTAAAAGCAAGAGGAGTTGCAACTATTAGCCAACATAAATTCATAATAACAGAATGTATTCTAAAAGGTTTAAGTATTGTAGAAGATATTCAAGAACCATATTCCAATTTAACTGTTCGTATTATTGGTATAACTGATAATCAAGAAGTTTTAATTACCGATTATGTTAATGGGAAACACCAAATCATTAATACTATAACAGAAGACGGAATATATACTATTGAAGACAGACATCATTTTGTAGGCTTTGGATGTAATTTTGTAGGTACATGTAATATCACTATTGAGCAACTTCCTACTTCTATTCTAAAAGATTATAGTGGCAATAAACATGATGCTTATTTATACGGTTTTAAAGGTAGATTGAATAGTGGTGTTGGCATTTATGCTCAAGACTTTACAAAATGGATTTTTGGTTCTGCTATTCATAATATAAGTACAAAAGCTCATAACAAACTTCATATTGTTAAAAAGAATCCTAATAATTATTTTGGTTATACTATTGGTATTCAAAAAGCCAATTATTATAATAAACCTTATAAACTTAAGTTTAATTTTAATAAAGAAATAGATGATATTAATTTTAGTGTTGTTTCTACTGATGGTAATTTAATTACTACTCAATGTTTTTCGGCTATTATAAATAATGGTTCTGTTGTAGATGTTCCTATTATAAGTGAAGAAATATTTAACAATCAAAAAGAACTAAATATTTATTATGATTTTGGTACTAATAAAGATATTGAAATTGACGTAGAATTAATTCCTGATTATCCTAATCAGCTTTGTTATGATGGTAAATCTTATGCAGTTGCTTATGGATTACCTATTCTAACTGATTATACCGTTATTGCTGATAGAACTTGGTTTGCTGAAAAAGTTGATAATGGTGTATTTATGTCTAAAGCGTTAGAGCAAAATGGTGCTTTTATTTTAGAATATAAACGAGGAGATAAATGGAATACATATTCATATTATTCAGCAACTAATATAAATATAGATAAAGATAATTCTATTGTTTATCAAACTAAAAATAAATATAATGAACAAACTATATATCCTGGTGATAAACAAGATACTGATACTTTATTTATAGGAACTATTAGGAAAGATGATTCAAGAAGTTTTATTGGTTGTCATGGAGATATTTTGTTATTTAATCGTACTCTTACTGATGATGAATTATCTGTTATAAAAGAAGTTGTTTTTGGCATTAGCGATATTAAAGATGCTCTTTTAACTGTTGATAAGAAATATATTAAACTTAATGATAACAATTATATTAAACTTAATAAATAAAGCTATGGAAGGAATATTAATATCTGAATTAAAAGAAAAAAAAATAATTGACGGAAGTGAAGTAATACCTGTTGAAAATAAAAATAAAAATTATAATATTAATATTTATAATTTAAAGAATTTTATTAATGATATAGAAATCACAGATTACAATTTATTGTTTGATACTTATGAAAATAAAGTTTGGGAAAATGGTGTAATTCTAAATGATGGTTTACTACAAAGAAATTGTACATCTATTGTTCCTCTTGATAGAAATAATAATATTTATACAAATACAAATGGAAATGCTGACGTTGTTTTCTTTGATAAAGACGGTAAATACATTTCTACGCTTAATTTTTATAATAACAAACCGGTTCTTAAAGAAAATTTTCCTGAAAACGCCGAATTAGTTGCATTTACATATTATAGAGACAGTGTAATTACTGATAAATTCTTTGCTTCTGCTAAGAATAATTATAATTTGAAACTATGTCAGTCCACTATTCTTAAAAAGAAAGGAACTCGACCTGTTGTCAATATCAATCTTAGTGATAGTGAGGAAGAGATTTTTCTTAAATTAGCTTCCGCTTATATTACTCAGGATTGTGATGTCTATTTTGAAACTGGTGAATATACTTTTATAAAGATATTTGATTTGATGAACACTAAATATGATTTTAGAACTGCTGTCGAATTACCAATCGGTGGTAATTGTAGATATTTTTTTAATAAATCTACTCTTATTTCTAAATGTGATAGTACTTCTGAAATAGTATATAGTAACCAATCTTTATTCGGGACTCAAAGAATTGGCTTTAATTCTAACTACGAGTTACATGATGGACATCTTATTCAATATGATAATATTTATGCTATTCACGATGAAGGTTCAGGTGAAGATTCTTATTATAAACACGTGTATGACAATTTGATTGTAGAATATATTAAAGGCGAGCATACACAATATCTTTCCAAGCCTTTAGGCTGTGGCAGTAATTTACACATGGATATTATTATAAAGAATTGTATTTTTAAAAATGGCAAAGAAAATGTATCCGATGTTAGTTGGCATTTTGTTGATAATGCAAATTGTAAATTTACAATAACGGGTAACCGTTTTAACTATAGATTCTCTTTCGATTCTGATGTTACGAAATGCAATGTTCTATTCACGAATAACAGCCATAAGGAAGATAATGTATTCGCTAATGCAACTGTTATGCAATTCAATAATGTAAAAGAATAATGAAAAATAATATTATTGGATCTATATTTTATTTGTTAGTAACACTAATTACAAATTACAGTACTAGTTTACTCATGCTATTTATTAAAGAAAATAGTGATCGCTGTCACTATTACAATGGTAAATGGAATAAAAAAGACTTAGCAATTGGAATTTCATCTATTGTATTGGGGTCTATTGCTAAATATTTTATAACTTTAATTTAATAAAACTTATGATAAAACAAGAGAACCCTAACTTCGTAGCATCTTTTTATGCTCCCAATCCTATGGAAGTAACTTATTGGATTGACTTATCTACTGATGCTAATGGTAATGTAATTAAAAGTTATGCAGGCAATGACTGGTTACCGGTTAATTACTTTACTAATACTGATTAGAGTGTAGAAATAAAGAAACTGAAATAGGAAATTGCAGATGAGGTAAATAGAGCTAAACAAGCTGAACAGAAGTTAACCAATGACCTAAACGGTAAAGCAAATAAGTCTGATGTATATACTAAAAGTGAAGCAAATAATAAGATAAATACTGCTGTAGCTAATAAAGTAACTTCTACAGATGTTACTCAGATTAAAGTAGTAAATGAAATACCTGAAGTAGGTAGTTAGACTCCTGGTATATTGTATATTAAACTTTCAGCTTAATTATGGGACAAGTTGGTTTAAATAATTTAACATTCCAAGAAGTTGCTGCTAATGGGAAATCCGTTCAAGAGATGTGGTTGAACGGTTCTTAGATATATGCTGCAGGTGACTTATGGTATGGAGTACGTTTTACAGGTAGTAGTCCTGATGGAGTAAGAACTGGTAATATGCAAATGCATAAAGACCTACCAGTACAATCATTATTCAAAGGCTGTAGACTTACTTCTGATGGTACTATTAAATACTTTAATGCTACAGATTGGGATCATTACGAAGATGGTTCTGAAGTAACTAATAGCATTGAAGATGGTAATGATATGGTTGAATTACCTGATGCATATTATACTGTGGTAGTACACGGAGACTATGATTGGGAAATCAGAATGTCTTTGTATCCCTTAGAAGGATATACTAAGTTTAGTAAGAAGTATTGCTCTGCATATGAAGCTTATAGGGACGGCAGTACTTTATACTCAATTAGAAATCAAGTACCTACTGTAAATACTAATAGAACTACTTTCTTGACACAAGCTCGTAATGATAGAAGTAACAGTTATGCTATCTATACTTATGAGATACATAAGTTTATTACTTGGTGTTTTGTAGTTGAATATGCTACCCTTAATAGTTAGAAAGCAGTTAATACTGCATTAACTGAAGAAGGTTATCATCAGGGTGGGCTTGGTAATGGTATTACTAATGGAACTAAGAAAGAAAACGGCGCTAATAGATGGGCTTTTGTACCTACAGGTACTACTAATTCATTAGGTAATAGTTCTGGTCAAGTACAGTATTCATACGTTAATACAGATGCAGAAGGTACTGAAACACAAGCCAGTCAATACGCTAATAGATATAGAGGTATTGAGAATCCATTTGGTCATATATGGAAGAACTGTTGTGATATTGTTGTAACAGGAACAGACAATAAGATATACGTCACCAATAACAAAGAGAATTTTGGCATAGATAAATCGTTATATGAAGACAGTGGTTTAACTACTCTAACTACCAACGGACAATGGGTTAAACGCATTACAAACAATGCAGCTGCTGACTTATTCTGTTAGGAAGGTGGAGCTAATTCTACTACGTATTTCTGTGATAGTTATTGGACGAATGCTGTAGAAGCTGACAGAACTTTACTGTTGGGGGCTAACGCGGGTGATGGTTCCGCTGCGGGTTTCTTCTATCTGGGTTCTGACAATGACCTTGGTCTTGCGCTTGCTGGTGTCGGTACTCGTCTGGTATATATCCCTTAATTATTAACAAATAGGTTGTCGTTCTGGATTGAACAAGTAAGTTAGATAGGGGCTAACACGAGTAATAGTTCCAATGCAGGTTTATTCAATCTGAATTCTAACAATGACCTTAGTAATGCGAATGCTAATGTCAGTACAATGAAGCACGATTATCAGAGAACTATCAGTGATTTTCAGATTATTTTTGAGGAACGAGACCTTGCCTCTTGGCAAAAGATAACTAATCTAAACGAGTGTGTTGGTAACTTCGGTGAAGACTCACTTAGGTGCTTCAGATGAAAAGATATAATAATTTATTTGAAAAGATTGTTTCAATAGACAATCTATATTTAGCTGATAATAAAGCTAGAAAGAATAAGAGTAATAGAAATGATATTAAGGAGTTTGACAAGTATAAAGATAGTTTATTGGTTAGATTACAAAGTACACTGATAAATCAAACTTATACTACCTCTAAGTATGATACATTTATAATTAGAGAACCTAAAGAAAGACTTATATTTAAATTACCTTATTATCCTGATAGAATTGTTCATTATGCTATTATGAATATATTAGAACCAATTTGGCGTTCTGTATTTATTACTAATACTTATAGTTGTATTAAGAAGAGAGGAATTCATAAGGCATTATATGATGTACAAAGCGCATTGAAAGATAAATAGAATACAGTATATTGTCTCAAGTTAGATGTAAGAAAGTTTTATCCAAGTATAGACCATGAAATATTAAAGTAGATAGTTAGAAAGAAGATTAAAGATAATAAGCTACTTGCATTATTAGATGGTATTATAGACTCTGTAGAAGGAGTTCCTATTGGTAATTATCTTTCTTAGTTCTTTGCCAATCTTTATTTGTCATACTTTGATCATTGGCTTAAAGAGGATAAAGCTGTAAAGTATTACTTCAGATATGCAGATGATATGGTAATACTTCATAGTGATAAAGAATACTTAAGACAATTACTTGATGAAATAAGAGAGCAGTTAGGCACACTTAAATTAGAAATTAAAAGTAATTATCAGATATTCAGAGTAGAAGATAGAAGTATATCTTTTGTAGGATATAAAATCTATCACGATTATACTCTGATTAGAAAGAATATTAAACACAAAATGTGTAAGAAAGTTGCTGCTATGAATAAACTTAAGCATATGACTTATAGTGAATATAGGTAGCAAGTCTGTAGTCATATTGGTTGGATGAAACATTGTAATGGTATCAATCTACTAAAGAAGACAATCAAGTATCATTAGTTGATTGAATATGCTAGAAGCTCGTAAGAATCGCTATTGGTTTCAGTCAATAACATTTTTTGAGTTAGTAACACATTATTAAATCTGTCGTTATATAAATATAATCTCGAACAAATGTCATTTAGTCTCAGTTGATTTTTAAACCCCTTTTTGAATCTACTGGGACTTTTTTGGTTACCTTATCAAACTATTATCTATGAATTATTATCAGTTAGGAGAACAGACAATGCCGATATTTAAAAATATGTTTAGCAGTGTAGAGAAGTTTACTATCAGTGCGATTGGTGGATTAATATCTCTATACTCTCCGGTTTATGTCCCTATCTTAGCCTTAGCTGCTATTATAATTTTAGATACAATATATGAATGTAAGGTAAATAAGAAGAAGGAGACAACCGATATTGTTAGTAAATCTAAGAGATTATTTTCTAAGATATTTTATAAAATACGAGATGCTATTGTAGCAATCTGTGGTGCATTCACTATAGAGAAGTTTATAGTAACTTCAATTAATTTACATGCTGTAGAATTTGTTGCTGGAGCTATAGCACTCGTAGAATTCTTTACTTTACTTGAACACTTAGGTAAACTTCATCCCAGATGGAAAGTATGGACTTTACTTAAGAAATTAGTAAAGAAAAAAGGGGAACAGATATTAGATGTCAAATTAGATGATGAACTTTCAGATGATACCAGTCATAAGCGTAGTTAATTGGTTAAGAAAGAATTTCAAAGTAGTCGCAGTAGGTTTAGTTAGTTTACTTATTGCGACTATTTTTTATCAACATAATTAGCTACAGAATAAGAACAGAGAAATAGACAGAATAACTAACAACATAAGAGCATATGAAGAAATAGCTTCCAATGCTCAGGATAATAGCAGAGTACTTTAGCTTACTATAGATGAACTTAACCACAGTAAAGATAGCTTAATATAGCAAGTTAATAAGGTTAAGAAAGAATTAAAAATCAAAGACAAGAACCTAACTGACGCAAGTGTAATCAATACCTAGATTAATGATTCTGTGAAAACAGTAATCAAAGAAAAGTTAATAGACTTTAACGAAGAGCTAAAGCTCAATGATTTAACAACTATCATAGTTAGTAGAAAGGACTCAATCCTAACAGCCAAGATTGATATAAAAAATCAACAAATTATATTTGTAGAAGATAAGAAAGAATATAAACGTTTCTACAAAAACTGGCTACTTAGGTTCTTCCACTTTGATTTCAAAAAAGTTCGTATCAAAAATTATCAGATTGTAAATTCAAACCCTTTAATAAAGGTAACAGATACTCGTATCATTGAGTTACCTAAGTAAATAATATATTCAATAATTATTAATCAATAATAATATGCATAGAATATTTCGTGTTAAGGCTTACGAGATGGAACATGGTCCGCACTTCAATGAGGAACACGCTCGTAAAGCTGTAATGAAAATGGAAAATGAGGATGGTACTCGTGGACCGCATTGGTCTATAGAAGAGACTACCACATTAGCCAGTCAGTATGGTATTTCCTTAACTGGTAAATACAATCGTTACGATTGGTATGTAGCATTAAACATGGTATATTCTGATTACTATAGAGTTATTATGAACATTACTGGTTCTAATAACACTAAACATTACGTTGAATTCGCAAAGGCTTGGCTTAATGACAAAGATATAGACGAAGGTAAAATGTGGTACTACTACATTTACGTAATGTGTGATAAAATCAGAGAAGCTGAAATGGAATGCTACGAAGAAGAACTGGAGAAACACGAGGGTGAGGAAGAACCTTACGGAATGTTTAGACGTGGTTCTAGAGGTGGTAGAGGTAGAAGAGGTATGTATACTTATAGTAGAGTATTTCCTTCTATGAAAGAAGAAGACTTTGAAGAGTACAATAAACTATTCGATCGCGAAAGCGAAAGAGAATATAATCCTTATAATGAATATAGCCGTGGTAGATCCACTCGTTATATCAGATATTAATTAAAATCAATTTATAAACTAAATCAATTATGTTAGAAGATAGAATTATCGTGCAAGATCGCGGTATCGACGCTGGTCTCGCTGCTTTAATGCAAAATGCTAATAAAGGTATGGATCCTGCAGCTTTGATGGCTATGATGAACAACAACGGTGGTTTCGGTGGAAACGGCGGTTGGTGGTGGATCTGGATCATTCTGATCTGGTTCTGCTGGGGTGGTAACGGTTTCGGTGGCCGTAACGCTGGTGCATTAGCTTCTGAACTAAATACTGATGCTAATACTAATTTGCTCATGTAGGCTATCAATGGTAATAAAGATGCAATAAGCAATCTGTCAACTACTTTGAACTGTGACATCAATGCAGTTCAGTCCGCTTTGAATCAAATCAATGCTGGTGTAAGTTAGATCTCTTGTGATACTAAGCTGTCAAGTTGTGAAGTAATTAATGCTATTACTTCTGGTAATGCAAATCTTGCTTCTCAGTTAGCTAACTGCTGCTGCACAACTCAGCGTTCTATTGACGCTGTAAACAACAATATAACTAAGATGGGTTATGAAAATCAGTTGTCCGTATGTAACCAAACTAATAACTTGGTTAACACTATGAACAGCAATACCCTGTCTCTCCGTGATAGCAATACAGCTAATACTCAGTCTATAATCGCTAAGCTTGATGCTATACAGAACCAAGCTCTGTTAGATAAGATTGATACTTTACGTGAAAAGAACTCTACTTTGATTTCTCAGTTGAGTAACGAACATCAGACAGCTGCTGTAGGTTCTATGATTAATCAGGCTACTGCTCCTATTGTAACTAGACTGAATGATTTGCAATCAGATGTTGATGGTATCAAATGCAAATTACCTAATACAGTAAGCGTACCTTATCCTCAGTTAACAGCCATTAACACAGATATTTATCGTGCTGCTGCCTATGGTGCATACGCTGGTGATGTAGCATATGGTCGTAGTGGACACGGTTGTGGATGCAATAATTACTGGGGTTAATTCCAGTAAGAAAGGAGGTAAGTATGTGGCCTAACTTTTTTACAGGATTACCCTTTCTATTTCCTTCATTAGGAAGAATAAATTACAATACTTTACCAGTAACTAATGTTACAGTTGGAACTGAAGCTGTAACATTAGAACTTCCTAATCATGCATTTAGAAATAGAGATTATGTTGGTGGATTTTATATAGACTTAAGAACTGCAATACCTACAGGTACTAGTGCTACATTACCAATACTAATTGGCACTAATGGTGATACTAGACCTTTAGTAACTTATAACAATGAACCAGTTAGAGTTGAAAATCTTGCAGGTACTGGTATATATTTACTCCATTATAATAAGTATACAAATCAAGTATTTTTGGTAAGCGGTGGTTATAAAGCAACTGCTACTCCATCTGCTTAATAATAACAAGGGCTACTTTTTAGTAGCCCTTTAATAACTAATATTATGACATTCGATAAATTAAATCAAGGGGATAACGTCTATATTATAGAAGTTGTCGGAACATTCAAAAAAACAACGGAATACAATGTAGGTACTGTTATATCAGTATCGAATGCATACGATGAACCATTACAACCTGGTTAGTTTTAGTTACCTAATCAACCTAGGAAGAAATTAATAGATGTTACTATACAATGTAATGGGGAATAGAAAAAATTCTCTATACCTGAGAATAGGACCGTGATAACAGACAATAATCTAGGTTTAACTATATCTACAGATAAACAGGAGATTGTAGGTATAATAAGGAATTAGTACAACACTTATAAAGCTAGGAAAGAGTCAATAGCTAAGTGTGATGAAGAAATGAGTAAGTGCTAGGCTTTACTTGAGAAACTAGATATACCAAAGGAACCTACTAATACAGAGGATCCTAGGTTAAAGGAACTACAAGATGAAGTAAACGAATTAAAGAATATAATTAAACAAGCAAGTTCTATGGTTCCACCACCCATGAAATAGATGTTACCACAGAATATGTAGAATGTAATGAAAGAGGTTGATCAATAAGGTCAACCTTTTTTTTGTTTTAAGACTGTGTAAGAAGAGCTATTACATAACTAAAGGGATTGTAAGCAATTAGCCATAAAATGCCGCTATGAGCTTTAAAATGCGTTTTAGGATGTATTAACGTTAATTATAAATAATATGTCACTTAATAACTTAATTGATAATATATTACTAATAGCGCGCAATAGTAATATTACTGAATCTGAACATCTATCTAGACATTAGATTGAGATGTGGATCAAGAGTTATAGGGCTATGCTAATTAAACAAGCTATAGACAAAGGCTATGATATTGATGAAGCATATAAGACTACTCTTGGACCTATTCATTTAGATAGAGAGGAAATAGTACCAGGTAAGTTTATATATGTTGGCGATAGAGAATTGCCAACTTTAATTGGTTTTAAGAATAGACCTGGTGTAGTAGCTATACGAGATATGTTTGGTAATTTAATTTAGTTAGGTAGTTATACTAAAGCTAAATTACAAAGATACAGAAAAGCTACTTGTAAAGACTATATTGCTTGGGTTAGAGGTAATAAAGTATATGTAGAAGGAGATTCTAATTAGTTAGAGTATATAGAAGTAGATGTAATTGCAGAAGATCCTACAGAGGAGAAAGCTTGTTATAATCCAGACAGTGATTATCCAATACCAGCATCTATGATACCTACTATTACTTAGATGATACTTGAGAAAGAATTAAAGATATTAGTAACACAACCTAGTGATGTTACTAATGATTCCAAGGACGATACTTAGAATAGATATAGTAAATGAGAGAAAGAGTAAAATACAGACGTAAGAGTTATACTGTTGCTGACTTCTACACAAACTATAAAAAGAGTATTGATCCTAATACATAGTATGATGTAGATTTAAAAACTTATAAAGCAATAGTAACTGATTACTTTAAATACATACGTGATGAAATAATGTACAATTGCAAAGAATTCAAACTCCCATGCAGATTAGGTACATTACAAGTAATCAAACATTAGCCAAAAGAATTCTCTGGTAAGAGTTTAAGATGGGATTGGAAAGCCACTAAAGAAATAGGTAAACCCGTATACTTGCTCAACGAGCATTGTGGTGGATGGAAATATAGATTTCACTGGTCTAAAAAGAATTGTTTACTAACTAATAAAGGTAAATATTAGTTCATAGCTTCAAGAGAAAACAAACGCACACTCGCTCAAATTATTTTTAATAAGTTAAAGGATTATCCAGAATTATGATAAACAATAGAATGATTAGCTCTAAGACTGTTCTAGCAAAGGTCATTGCGGATTTAGACTTAAAAGAGGATCAGATTAAAATTTCTGATATTTCTGAGTGGATTTGCGAAGGAATGCTAAAGATTGGAGCTATACAACAATATGAACACAAAGTAGCAGTACTACCAGTTAATTGTCATTAGGCAGCATTACCATGTGATCTATATAAACTTGGATAGGTTGCTTTTTCATTTTAGAATAATGGTGGTTGGCTACCTATGCGAAAAGCTACTTCTAGCTTTGGGGTTCAACACGATACTTGTATTGATAGACCCTGTATGTTGATACCTGATGCTGGTCTAATACCATTAGTAAAGAATATGTTTAATTTAGTATCTGATAGAGAAGCTTTAGATAAGCTTAATTCAGATTCTAATATGCGTAATACTTTAAGTGCTTTAGTAAACCAATATACTGTAGCTAGTCCATCTAATAGGTATGTAAATGGTAAGTTTGCTCATACAGATGGAACGATGTACAGTGCTGATTTATAGTACATGACAAAACCAGGTTATATTATGACTAATATACCTACCGGATTTGTCAAAATGGAATATTATGCTATATTTACTGATGAAGAAGGTATGCCTATGATACCAGATATGGAATCCTATAAAGAAGCATTATTGTGGTATGTTACATTAAAATTAATGTATCCGAGAAAGCTAAAGGGACAAATATCCCAATAGGATTACTTAGAAATGAAGACTAGTTGGAACTATTATAGAAAGTAGGCTTATGCTGAAGCTATGTTACCTGGAGTAGATGAATTGGAAAGTATTAAAAACACTTATCATAAGCTTTATCCAGAATTTAATGACCATGATACTTTCTTTAGTACTACTGGTGAAGAACAAATACTTTATAATTAGAATAGATTATGATTAGTAATACAGCTCAAATAAATACATTTTATGGTGGTATGAATATGGACAGTGATGCAGCTATATTGCCGAATAATCAATATAGATATGGTCAAGATGTTCGTATAATTACTGATGATTCTAGTACTAGTGGTGTTCTTTAGAGTGTAGAAGGCGCTAAGAAATATAATTACGGCATTAAAGGTACAGAAGAAATAATAGGTACAGCTACTATAAATGATATTGCAGTAATTGTTACTAAGTTAGTTGACGGTTATAACAAAATATATCGTATAGAGAATTTTGATTCTCCTAATTTAATTAGTACTGTTGTATTATAGGGTAAATTAAAACTATGTGAAAAAGCTGATTCAAATCAGTTAAGTATAGTATTAAATTACGAAACACAGTCCAATATTAAAGCTTACTTTACTGATGGAAACTCATCTATTAAAGTAATCAACATTATGAGTGATAAGTATATAAAGTACCCTAATGTCGATAATCCTTTAGTAGATGCAGATGGTAATATACTTAATCCTGATAGTATTGACATAATACCTAATGCAATATTACCTCCGTTTGAAATTACAGACATTGTATCTGGTAACTTTCAAGCTGGCATGGTATAGTATTGTTATAGACTATATAATCCTCATTCTCAACAGACATCTATATCTAGTTTAAGTGATTGTGTACATCTAGATGCTTCTAGTATTAGTGCTAGTCTTATCAATCATTATGGTTCACAAAAGGACTCATATACTGGCAAAGGTTGCACTATACAAGCTCCTTTGAGTACTAAGGATTTTAGTAGATGTACTATTATACGTATATTCTATAAAGATAATAACTCTATCCCTAGTTATACCATAATAGATGATATTGAAATAGATACTGATAAAGATACTATAAGCTATACGGATGCTGGTAGTAATCAATTGAGTGTATTAACATAGGAAGAATTTAATGCTCTTACTAGTTATGCATTTATATGTAATAGTATTACTTCTGTATAGAATAGATTGTTTGCATCTAATATTACAGAAACTTCTTGGGTTCCTATGATAGAAGATAATGGTAATTTAGTAGAATATGATGCCAGAGCTTATAGAGCAAATAAAGATGGTAGTGTAAGAATAGAAACTTCAGATCCAAATGATTATATGTACTTTGGAATTGAAGACTATGACACTATGCGTAAAGTTCCTATGTATCATGACTGTATCAATCCATATAATGCTAAAAGAGACATTGAGGGTCAATTAACTATATTACCGTATGTCTATGGTAAGAATGAGCAATTAGGCGGGAATGGTTTAAATATAGAATATGATTTCATATATACAGAATTAAATGAAGATTATATATCTATTTTAAATGGCGGTTTAAGAAATAATGTAGGAATTAGCAACGCTTCAGAGAGAATAGAAAGCGTGGTTATATTTCATGTAGACCCTACTGATACATTCTTTAATAAATAGGTAGCAGTTGCTACTAAACAAATAAAGCCTGTTACTAGACAAAAGAACTACGCTGATCCAATTATATCTGCTTTATTTAGAAGTTACCAACGTGATGAGGTGTATAGATTTGGTATAGTATTTTACAATAGTAAATCTATAGCTTCTCCAGTACTATGGATAGGAGATATAAGATTTCCTAACTTGGCTACTTTTCCTGCATTTGTTTAGGATGCAGGAAAGAATACATTTCAATCTTTACCTATAGGAGTTAGATTTACAGTAAAGAATTTCCCAATAGATGCTGTATCATATGAAATAGTTAGATGTGATCGTACTGAACAAGATAAAACTATTGTATCTCAGGGAGTAATTACTTCATTACATAACTATAAGATAGTTGAAGATAGAGAAAACGGTGAAGTTGGTAGAGGTACATCTAAGGATACAAATGAATACAGACCTATACCATTCTTAATGAACAAACGTAGAGGTATAGAAATGAATCTTAATGGTTCTGTTTTTAAAAGAACTAGTACTATAGATAATAATGACATAGCATCTGGATATTGGAGATTCATATCTCCTGAAGTTTGTTTTAATGGAGAAAAAGCAGAGGAAGTATTCAAAGATAATATTTATATTAAACAAGAAGGTCTCATTCATTCTTATTTTAGTACAGCAGAAGTTAATACAACTACAGGTGTAAATGTACAAAATTGGGTAGGAATGAATAATAAAAGTGTATACCCACCTAATAGTACTACTGTGGATTCTTCTAAATACAGAGAATGGACTAAAGTAAATAATAAAGATGACAGTCAATCTGAAAACGCTATCCAAGTATTTAATATTCACAAGGATGATTTCTGTGGGGCTTATATACAAAAATTCTACTCTAAAGGATCTTCTATTTATAATTCAGCAGAGTAGACCATAGCGGATGCTAAATTAGCAAAAAATATACCGTACAATGTAACTAACAACGGTGGTGTAGCTCCATACAAAATAAACATTGGAGATATTGTTTATACTAATTGGGCTACTAGTGAATTTTATAAAGCCGGAGATAGTGATAATGTTGTTACCTATGGCCCAGCTGGGCCGTGTATGATACTACAATCTTCTGAGTAGGATAAACAAAGAATAGAAGGAGTTTCTGCTTATAGAGACTCTAATATGATGAATGATTGTGTTGTAACTGTAGTCAATGTTAAAAAAGTAATAGTTCCTTACAGCGGCAATACTTATTCATCTAGAACTAGTAGTACTTATATTCCTATTGGAGCATATGGTAATAAAACTAATAGTACAGTATGTGCTTTTGGTGGTGACACTTACTTAGGTATATTAGATTACCCATGTTAGATGATATTCTAGAGAAATGATATAGGTGAATGGAATGAAAATAAGCGGTATTTTGGAGCTTATATCCCTTTAGAAAGTTCTATAAACTTAAAATTATCTATGGGTGAAATGACTAATAGAACCTATAATGCTGGAGTAGGTACTGTAGATGCATTTATGCAGTTAGAACCAACTCAAATGCAGCAATTCCATTCCTAGAGTAAACCATTTTACTTGTATAATGATGTTTACTCTGTAACTCCAGACGCTAAATTATTTAGTACTAGAGGACTATATGATGAAGCAAATGTAAAATCAGCTAATAGAGTGTATGTATCACAGGCTAAAACTATCAATGAAAACATAGATAACTGGTCTGTATTCAAACCTTCTGATTTTATAGATGTAGATTATCAGTACGGAGAGATAACAAATATACGAGGTATATTTAACAGATTATATTTCTGGTAGAATAATGCATTTGGTATACTATCTGTAAATGAAAGGTCACTGATACAAGATAATAATGTAGGTCAACTAGTATTAGGTACTGGTGGTATACTAGATAGATATGACTATATCAGTACATTAAATGGTACAGAAGTAGTTAATGATAAAAGTATTACAAACTCTAGTAATAGCATTTATTGGTATGACTCTAATAAGAATGAAATATGTAGATCTAATGGTGGAGGAGTAAGTATAATATCAAAGGATTGCAATCTTCAGTCTTATATGAACACTATGTATAGCTAGAAGACTAAGGGGGCTAATTCACTGTATGATAAGAAATACGATGAAGTGTGGTTCAGATTATATAATAGATCGCTAATATATAATGAAAAATTAAATGTATTTACATCTTTTTATACATTTGAACCTGATTTTACGTTACCTTTCAAAGATAAAGTTGTTACTGCTAAGAACAATGAGTTCTATATCATTAATTCATTAGATATAGAAGGATTTGGTGATACTAGTAAAGACATTAGATTAAAGATAGTAGTAAACAAAGATCCTCAGTATACTAAAGTATTTGATAATATTCAGTTATAGGGAGACTTTATAGATCCAAATAATAAAATACTAACCAATGATATTCTTGATAGTATTAAATTAACTACTAAACACTAGGTAGCTAATAAAGACGGTTAGGATTTAGTATTTGACTATCGTGAAGATACTTATAGATTACCAGTTCCAAGACAGGATTCATTTGAAGAGGATGATAATATGTCATTCCCTGCTAGAATGAGAGGTAAATATATGATATGTGATTATAAATTTAAATCAGATAAGGATTATTCTTTTTAGATGCCTTAGATAACAACTACTTATAGATATTCTAGAATTTAATATGAAAAAGAATACAAAGAAAAGAAAGATATAGATTCCTGCTGCGTAGTTTGGTTTGCCGGTATCTTTAAGTAATATGTAGGAATTACAATCATCAATAGCTAGGGGGACTGCTCCAAATAACCCTAACAATCTTATGATTAAGAATAAACCTGCTAATACAAATATAGGAAATATATCAGAAATAGCTTAGGCAATACCTGGAGCCATAAATACATTGGCAAGTCCTTTCTAGACTTCTACTGCTACTACTGGTGGAGAGGCTACTATGCAATCTCTTACTGGTATAGCGGAAGGTGCAGGATCTGGAGCACAACTTGGTATGACTATAGGTGGACCTGTAGGTGGTTTAGTAGGTGGTATTGCTGGTGCAGCAGTTGGTCTTATTGGTAAGAAAGGTAAAGCAGCAGAAATGACTTCATTTACTGATTTTGATGAAGGTACTTTAGGTACTGGTTTAAGAGGAGCTTTTAGAAATAAGAAACTAAGAAGACGTAGAGCTGCTATAAGATTGAATGCATTTCAAAATAGAGAAGCTGTAGCTGGCACAGAAAGATTAGCTAATGAGTTTAATGAAGATAATACGGAGTTTGATACTGATGTATTTGAATACGGAGGTAAAGTTCCGTCATCATTGGCTTATGTAGATGATGGAGAACTAATACAGACTCCAGATGGTACAGTGAGTAAAGTACCAGAACAAGGACAACCTACAGATAGTAATTTAGTAAACTTACCTGAAGGAAGTAGAATATTAAGTAATACTTTGAAAGTACCAGGTACAAATAAAACCTTTGCAGAATTAGGTGATAAAATGATGGCAAAGAAGAAAAGTAAAGGAAAAGATATATATGCTTAGAACTCTGATATGTTAAATAATATGAACAATCAGTTGTTACATGATAAGCTATTTACTATGCAAGAAAATTTGAAAGCAAAAAGAGGAATTAAATCTAAAAGTAAAAGTATAAATGCTTTCGATAATGGTGGTTTAAATACTTATAAGTATGATACTACATTCACAGATTATGATAAACTGTACTCTCCACAGTATATGAATTTTGTTAATTCTCTAAAAGAGAATGATACTACTTCATCTAATTGGCTTAACAGAATTAATAGTGGTGAATTTGGTAATATTGGTGGTAATAAATTTTCTATTGCTAATATTAAACGTCTTGCTACAGACAGAAAAAAAGGTCCTGTACATAATGCTATGTTAGCTGCTTCTACAGCTTATGCTAAAGAAAACCCTGTAAATCCAGTTACCGCTCCAAATGTAGATTTAGTATTAGATATGCCAACTGATGCAGAACAAAATGCTATGTTAAATGTATCAGCTACTCCTCAAGATATTGCATATCGTAAAACACCACGAGATATCAGGAGAGAAAGAATGGGTAGTCTTACTGACAGTTTATCAGGTCTGACATCAGGTATTGCATCATTAGCTCCTATAATGTCCAATCTGTTTACTAGCGACCCAGAAGCTGTACCAGCAAACTATAATCCGTATGCTACAGCTATTACTAATACTATGGGTAGACGTAGATTCAATATTAACCCATTACTTAGAGATATAGAACAGAATAGAAATGCAGCTAACTATAGTGCTAGTCAGTACAAAACAAATACTGGACATGATATGGCATTCAGATTACAAACCGCTATTGCTGCTAATAAAGCAAATGCACAAGCAAGAGCTACTGAGAACAATGCTAATAATCAATATAGAGCTGAATATGCAAATGCTATGAATGATCTCGGTCAGCAATGGGTTAATGCAACTAATCTGGCTTCAGATCTTAATGCACGTAATAGAGCTGCTGCAAGAAATATACGTAGAACTGGTTTAGGTCAGTTAAGTCAATGGGCGCAGAATAGAGAATTAATGAGTAACCAAAGAAGTAGAGATAATGCTATGCTTAAGTTATATGATCCTTTCTTGCAAGCTGGTTTTACTAATGCTGATTTAACTGAATTTAGAAAATATTTGAAAAAGGGAGGAAATAAATAATGAGCGCCAATAGATATGATTAGGCTGCAGAAGCCCCTATATTAAATACATATGTTCCTATTAACTTTGGAGAATTATACAGAATAGGAGCAACACAAAAAGCCGCAGTAGAGGATGCGGCTAAACAATTTGGTACAGCTTTGTAGAAGTTTGGTGAGTTTCAATCTCCTTCAGCTATAGATACGCAAACATGGTATAATAATACTATTGGTAGAGAAGACATATAGAATGTTATTAACTCTATGGTATCTAATCCTGATTGGATGAAGGATTCCGCTAATAGGGCTACATTACAAAGTATACTAAACAGCGTAGATTATGCTACCCTTAGTAATCTAAAACAGAGCAGAGAAGGTTTGTTGACTAGACAGAAGGCAAATCAACAATTAATGTTATCTGGTAAATATAATCCATATTGGCATTATGTTGATTTTACTAATTATGATACTACTAAATCCGGTACGTTTAATGATGTATCACCTTTGGCATATAAATCAGAGGTAGATTTAGTTAGACCATATGTAGACAACCTTAAAGCAAGTTGGATTAGAGATGAAGGGTTTGACAGATGGAAAGGAGTTACTGCAGAAAGAACAATGGAGGAAGTTGATAACAACATATCTTCTATACGTAACACTCCTGAGTATGCTAAGCATGTTCAATCTTATATGAAGCGATATAATCTAAGTGAGAAAGATGCACGGGACATGCTGGATACTACTTTGTATACTGCAGCTAGAGAGTTTGCATGGGAATTACCTGAAACAAATACTGCTGCATTACAAATGTATCTTGCTAGAATGAAATACGGTCAAAATCAACAAGCCGGTCAACCAACCAGAATAACTGTACTTCAAGAAGAAGCTGCAGCTAAAATGGATAACTATAAAAGAAATATGGTTAATAACTATATCTCTCAGTCTGGTAAAGGCCTTAGTGAACTTACTCCAGAAGATTGGACTAAAATTAACGGAGCTATGTATAATAGTATGGCTAATGGAATACCAGAAGAGGTAAAAGGTACACTTACCCCTACTGAATATTTTAACTATAAAGAGTATACTCCAATAAAAATTAAGCCAGCAGATAAAAAGGCGGCTAGCTTACCAAATGACAATGCTGAGAAATATCAATATGAATTAGGTGACATGCTTCTTACTTAGAAGGGGGCAATAGCCAGAGATATTCCGGCTGGGGTATTTACAGTAGAAAGTGGAACTTCTATACCTACTATGATGAGTCCTACAGTAGGTGCTGGTATGTCCATTAAAAGTGCTCCAGTTAATGTCTATTATGATCCTAAGATCATTGAAACAGCATTAGCTACTATATCTTCAGATGGTGTATTTGCTCCAAACAATAAGACTTTTTCTTACTCTAATGGAGAGCAGAATATACTTATGAAAGAAGGTAGTCTTATTATTCCTAAAAAAAGATTCAAATAGGTAATTGAACAAATTATTGATTCTGAACCTGATAGATATAAAGGTATTAGTGCTAGGAAGTATATGAATATTCTCACGGGTGGTTATGGTTCTACTGACAGAACTATGAAGCTTATAAATGAACTTAAAGGTAAATATGATATAGATGGAGTTGAATATTCAGATTTAATCGAAATTAAAATGGCTAGACCTGTAGGTATTTCTTCAAGTTATAACCAGACTCATAACCTAGGATTCAATAAAGAATACTAGGGAACCAAAATAAACCAAGAATTATATAGTGATGTATTAGGTCAATCAGTAGAAGAAGCTACTGCAGGATTTAATAGTAACTTTTAATAAATATTTATGATACCAAAATTTGATACAGTAGTTCAGCAGAACGTAGACAGAGGTCTCAGAAAGTTTTATGCTGGCGTACAATCATTTAGAAAGGTTCCATCAGTGATAAACGAATTCACTGTGGAACCTTATAATTCAGAAGAGATGGATGCTATCGCATTCAATAATCTCCTTAATCCTGAAATAGGTTTCGAAAGAGCAGATGAATTGGGTAGTGGTAAAGGTAGTGTAGAAGAATTGAATACAGATTTGTTTGGTAATTCTGTATTAGCTGCTACCTATGATAAAGCTACTTATGATAGAATAAAGGTAGATAATACTTTAGGTTGGTTATCAGATAAGGAACGTCCTTTAAAGGACTATATTGATATTAGTAAACCTACATCTAAGTATACGTATAGTGAGATAGTAGACGGTAAAGTAGCTAATATACTTAGTGATATAAAATCTAAGGAAAATAAACCTGAGTTTGATAATAATGGCAACTTAGTAACAAGGTTAGTTGTTAAATATGACCCTGATCTAAATACTTATGTTTATAAACAAGTATTAGCAGATCAGGCTTCTATGTAGAAAATGGAAGCAGCGGGTGTTGCTTTAGCTAACATATACGGTCCTAAAAAGTATCAGGATGGTTTATTAAAGACAGGTATCAGAAGTATAGCTAGAGGTATAGCTAACATAGTACCTGATGTATTGCAATTTGCTGCTGGTACAGGTGAATTACTTCAAGCTACTGGTAATGGTATTACTGGCAATGGTTTTAAGTCAGACTATGGTTGGTTGAACCAACTGGCTGATGAAAGTAAAGCCTTAGTAGATAACAGTAGAATAGGTAAGACAAGTATGAGGGAAGAAGAATCTTTATTCGATAATCCCTATGCTTTTACAGCAGGTCTCGGGCAAGGTGTATCTTCATTAGCCGAGTATGCAGCGTTTGGTGGACTAACTAAATCTGTAATGGCTGGAGTATCTGGTATGGCAAAAGGCAGTGCTAGATTACTTGACAAAGTAGGTAAAGCTACTAATTTGAATAGTTTAAGAGATAGTGCTAATAAACTTAATACTGTACTAAGTGCAGAAGGTATTGCTAATGAAAGTCTTGGCGTTATAGGTAAGACTATAAATGATGTATTCGTAAAGAATCCAGAATTAATACCTATGGTTAGTGCTGGACTAATTCTCAATTATGGTGAGGCATATCAGTATGCAAGACAAATGGGGTTACCCTTAGAAGACGCTGCTACAATTGGATTCATTACGGGTGCTCTGAATACTTTAGTAGAGCAAAAGTATGGAGCTAATGTGCTTAATAAATGGTTAGTAGGTGGGTCTGGAGCTCAGAATGCCGCTAAAACTGTTATCAATTCAGTAGGAGGAGACTTAACTAAATTATCTGATAAGGCTGTATCAAATAGTATCATAGGAAAGATATTTGACCAAGTAGAGAAATTTACCAGAGTACCGGTATTAGGTACAGCATGGGAAGAAGGTAGTGAAGAAGCTATTCAAGGATTTGTGAAGAATAGCGTAGAATCATTATATGACCAGTTTATAGCTCCCAACGAAGCTGTAAAAGGTAAAGGCATGTTCGGTACAGAAGCTTTTGGTAAAGACGAATGGATGGGCATGTTAGAAGAAGGTACAATTGGTGCAATTCTTGGAGCTTTTGGTGGATTTGCTAATAGTAGAACTAAAGAGGATAATTCTATAATACCTTATATTGCATCTGGAGAATTTGATTCGTTAGCAGCTGGTGCTAAGATGGCCGCTAAACAAGGAGCTATTACTCAGGAACAATATGATGGAGTAATGGAGAGGGCTACTACTTTAAATGATTTATATAAACAAAGTAAAGCTCTATTTAATGAAGCAATGATGTATACTGAACCAAACGATCAGGTATAGGTAGCATCTAGTTTGTTAGAGAAGTTAAGAAATCAATAGGATTATATATAGAATCTTAAGGATGCTGATGTAGCAGATCCTGATTTTGTTACTAAAGATATATTAGCCTTTACAAGTCAAATAGATAATGCATTATCCACTAATGCAACTGGTATGAGTGTATTGCAGGCATTTGAAAATCAACTTAGAAATGCAGGTATAAATGAAAAAGCTGATTTAATACAGAATGCTAGAAAGGATGCAATACGAAGATCTAATGATATATCTAAATCAACTAAACCGAGTAATGATTCTGAAAGATTAGCTTATATGATTACTAAAAACATGTTAGCTAATCAAATATTTTCTAAATTATTTAATATCAATATGTCTCAAAGAATATATAATGAGACTAGAAAGAAAATTCAAAATTTAGAAAATCAGTCTCCAGAACTGGCTGCATTAGATTTGACTCTAAATGAACCAATAGCTGGCGAACCTACTACTGCTGATCAGAAAAGTAGGATTAAAATTCAGAATTTAATAGACGAATATTCTAAATCAGAGACTACTGATGAACAGCGCATTAAGATTAGAGAACAGTTAGCTAAGGAAATAAAACATAGATACAACAATATACGTAATAATGCTACTTATAAAACAGCAATGAATCTTGATCAGTATGCTGATAATAAAGAGATTCAAGATAATACACGTATATCTAATATACTAGACAAGTATGATTTACAATACTTATCTGGTGATAAAGCTAAACAGGACTTTACTGAATCTAATAAAGCTGTAACTCAAGCTATTGAAACTAGTAATAAAATACAGGAGGAAACTAAACAGAGACAGACTGCTGAAGAAGAAGCTACTTTAAGAGATCAATAGATAGAACAAGAGCTTGAGGAGATGTATGAGTAGCTGTCTACTATAAATAATGACGAAAGTACTCCAAATGAAATAAAAGAAAGTAATAGAGTATTTTTAACAGGTGGTATAGAAGGTAAAATAAACTATTTAAATACAGCCAGAAGGAATAATTCTAAACGTCTTAATGAACTCAGTAAAAGTGAGTAGAAACCAGAAGATTGGAACGAGATAAAGAACAGTTTAGTAGAATAGAATAAACGTTTTACTAAGTATGTAAATTATCTTCAAAGTATATAGAATAGAGGGGATGAGTTCTATGCCAATAATGAAAGAAGAAACATAACCGGTCTTCCAGAAGATAACACTACATATGTAAATCCTTCTACTGGAGAAGATGTGTAGTTTGACAAATCTAAAACTCAATATAGCAATAATGAGGGATATATATATACAGATACAAATGGAGTAGAATATCCTGAATACACTATACTGAATGGGGAAAGAACTCTCAATCCAATATTGGCTGATATGGTGAGTAAAGATGGGGTTTCTTTTCAAGAATCTATGCTGAGAGACAGAAATGCTCAGTAGATGAAGAGTTTGGCTCCAGATAGAGAGCAAAGTTACGAACCTGTAGCAGAAGAAGAAAAATTCGTAAGTAGACCAGTTGAACAACAAGAAGGTGAAGTAAAGATAACAGAACCTGTAGAGAAAGATAATAAACACATTAAGTTATTATCTGGTAAGGATTTTGCTTTGCAGTATGTTAATAATCCCGCATTCGATCCTAAAGCTCTATCTGTAGAGTTTACTTTAAGTCAGAATTATAACAAAACAGACATATCTCCAGAGGCTAAGAAGGCTGCTGACTTATATAAGAAACTCCTTAACAGTAAGAATCCTGTAAAAGCATTTGAAGATTTAGAAGTAAAAGATAAGCAACTGATAATTTATTACTTGCCGATACAAGCTACTACCTACAATGAAGTATCTAAAATTAGATATAAGAATATACATTATGTTCCAGCTGAAGGTGGTACTAATAGTAAGTTTAAGTTAACTCCAGAACAAAGAGATGAAAGAATCAAACTTATTAGATCATTATTGGCTAATAAAGGCAGTTTGTCATTCAAACAAGGTTCTTTAAATAGAGAGGGTGGATACTTCAATACTGTGCAAGGCTCTACTTAGAACAGTATAGCAGATATACCTTCATTGGGTATAACCTATGATAATAAATCTAAACAATATATACACAAGGTAAGACATTCACAAACTGGTAAAGTAATGAATATACCAGTTCGTATTGGTATTGGTACTAATACTCAAATTATATACTATGAACACAACGGTAGAATAGATGCAGCAAGAGCTACAGGCAATCCCGGTACTCCGTATCTTATAATACCTTCAGCATTGTCTCTTACTAAGACTCCTGGTTTTGTAATGAAACTTAATCCTAAGAAAGTAGATGAACCAGTTGCTAGATTAATAGCAAAGATGATGCTTACTTTAGTTAGCTCAGATGTAAAAAGACGTAATTACCTTAACTCTGTAATTAAATCTTCTGTTGGTTTAGATGGTAAATCTTTCAGCGAAATAAATACCTTTGGTTCTGATGTTACTATTGGTCAATTATTGGATGATCTTATATTCTGGGGACCTAAGACTATTCAAGACAGGGAGGACAACAAATATCCTAAAGGATATCTTAGAGCTAAACAATTAGTAATAGATTTCGATGAGAATATCATACGTTATGGAGCTAAACTTACTCCGGTTGATCCTAATAATATTGAACCGTTTGTTCAATGGATGATCAAGAATAAGAACTATGCTATAGATCACAATCTATTATCAGCTAATTCTAATAATGAGTTCGGTTATACTATTAAATCTGGAGATTTTACTTTAGAATCAGACAGAAATACTCCATATCTCACAAGATTGATTAATCAGGGTGTATTTAGAACTAATCTTGATCCAGGAGAAGACGCTAATCTATATAGACAATCACTTCTATATTTAGAACCATCGTTAGATGTTACTTCTGATGATACTCCTACTCCGTTGAATGCTGCTCAATAGGAAACTAAGTAGACAGAACAGTAGGAAGAAGAAACTCCTAATGTTGAAGGATCATCAATAACTATTACCAATAAGGTAGATAAAAACTCTGGCAAATCTAAATGGAATAGAGAGGGTTTAGCTGCATCATTAGCTTCTGCCCCTGATGGTACTACTGTTACTTATACTATAGATCCTGAATTGATGTAGGACTTTTATCCTAAGCATACATTTAAAATACAGGATGGTAAATTGAATGGTAGAACATTAGATACATCCAGTGATTTACAAGCTTTAAAGACTCTTAGAAAAGCTGTAATAGACTCGTATAATGAAATAGCTAGTAACGCTAATGAAGAAGACAATATATCGAAGATATATAGTTAGAGTGCTTTAGCAAGTATTAGTGTTAATTATCCTAGTGGATCTACTAAGAAAACCGCAAAGAAGACTACTACTAAGACAAAGAAAGTAACTAATCCTAAGAATCCATTTGACAGTGATACAGCAGAAGGTAAGAGGTATACTAAAATGTATAATTATCTCTCTTCTTTGACTGGATTTGATGCAGCTTCTATATCTGATTATTTGACTCAATTACAGAATAATCCAAGAGTACTGTATAAGAATGACCCTAAACTATAGGAAGTATTTGAATCAGCGGATGAATTATATGAAACTCTTGAAGATACAGTTCCAGGACAAGGTATGAATGTAAAAGCATATCTTACAAAAATTGCTGATACTATAGTAAAAGATCAACCTAAACAAGCTAAATCGTCTGCAGTAAAAGAAACCGCTAAAATGCCAGACACACCTGCACCCAGTAATTTCGAGCAGGCTACTTCTAATACGGTTACTGCATAGGACGCACAGGAACTGAATGATTTAGCAAAACAGATGGGTATGCCTGATATATTTGCTTAGTTTGACAATCCTTCTGGTCCTACTATGGAAGTTAATTTAGATGAATTAGATACTACTTATGAACGTTCTAACATATCTAAAGAGGTAGCAGGATACCGAAATATGGTTGGTAACTTAGTAAACAATGATGTACAACTTACTGACAAATTGATAAGTACTATAGGTACTCATGGCAATCCTGTATTAGCTTGGGCTATAATGTCTAAGGATGGATTGACATTGTATCAAGGAGCTAAGCAAGGTGCTCCATATCACGAAGCATTTCATAGAGTATCGTTACTTTACTTATCACCAGAGGAAAGAGAAGAACTTTATAGATAGGCTAGAAAAGAATATAATCTGATAAATAATTCAAATAAAGAAGTAGAAGAGTATCTAGCAGAAAGATTTAGAGAATACGTATTAGCTAATGATTTTGACAGAAGTGTAACAGGTAGAGTAAAACAATTCTTCAAAAACATAGCTAACTTCTTTAGAGCTTTATTTACAAAGAAGCCTAAATTTGAAGATATAAACAGTTTGTTTGCTAGTATTAGAAATGGGGAGTATAGGTTTAGAAAACAAAATCCTATATCAGTTAGTAATTTTGATGCTAACTATGGCAAACAAGCCAGAGTACCTTTGACTATCAATGGTGTTACTTTAGAAGCTATATACGATAGTAATATATTAGAAGAAGTAATCAATACATTGGCAGCTACTACTTTGTTCAATAATAATATACAGAGATTGTAGAGCCTTAATAAACCTATAGATTTCCAACCTACCATTGATTATTTACAGAAATGCAAAGATGCTTATCAGGCTGTAATTGAAAATGATTAGGCTAGTGACAAAGCTAAAATCATGGCTCGTCAGGCTACAAATATATATACAGAGATTTTGAATAATTTCAATAATGTATTCAGACCTCTTATAGACATTAAGTTTGAAGGCTATGGACTTAGAAGAAAGAAAGCAGAAATGGAAGATTCGTATAAGGAAGATATGAATACCATAGTAAATGATGAGATAAAATCTGCATACGAATTTTCTGCTAAGGAGAATGCACAAGCTGATGTTAGATTACTATTCTTAACTCTTAGAAGTAGTAAATTACCTAGTACTACTACATTTATGAATCAGTTCACTAATGCAGATATAGCTTGGTATAATACTTTTAGTAGATTACACAGTGCTAAATCTTATGAAGAAATGATTCAAAGACTTAAGGATGCATCTAGAGATACCGAACAACTTGGAGATGAATATAAGATAAATATGTATAATGAGTTGTTGAATAGATTAGAAAACTCTGATCAACAATTTAAGAATAGATTCTTTGTTACATTTAAGAAACACAGAAATAGATTTTAGAATGCATATTTTGAATAGACACAAAGAAGAGGTAGGATAACTGGTGTAAAAATGACATTTGGTGATGCAGATATCAATAAGCGTTCAAGAACTATTAATAGACAATGGTCTGTAGCTTTTGGTATGTCTAATCCATCAAATAGAAAGGATGAACTTAAGCAAGCAATCAGCGATTGGAATAAACTAAAGAATAAAGTAATCAAAGGCAAGTTTGAATTTGATGATACAGTTAATGAGATAATAAGAATATTCTCCAAGTTTAATATTACCTTAGACAGTCCTGCAATATATACTATAATAGCAGATCCAGAATTTGTTGATGTAGATAAGAAAGTAGCCTTGCGTAATTTTATTTTGGATATACCTAGAACAGGTACAGCCGAGAGTAAATATGGTATACAAAACTTGTTCTCCAATGAAGGTCCTATTATGAATGCTGCTAACGGTAAAGTAGATTCAGATAAAATACTCAATATACTTGGTAATGAGAAGTCTGTAAAATTCTTAGCAGAACAATATATTAAAGCTAATCCTACATCAGAAGATGATAGTGTAATAGGTCCTAATGGTAACAATGTGTATGCTTATTCAGAACACAATACTATTACATCAATGTTTGAAGATTGGCTAAAAGATGAAGCATACATCAATGAATTGTCTTCTTGCAAGTATTGTGATAGTTCAGTATGGTTGTCTCAAATTAAGAGTAGCAAAGATGTGAGAGATGCTCTAAGAGTATCAACACAATTATCAGTTATATCTAAAAATGAAACAGATACTGGTAGAGGATATCTAGATATTGCCCCTGTAGAAGACATTTTGCTTAAATTTAATGCTACATTAAATAACAAGTTACCTTTGCCTACTCTAGCTAATAAGCGTACATATTACTTTATTGAAGGTTTAAAACGTCAGTTAGTAAATGTAAATAAAGATAGGTCTAAGAAGTTACAATTAGATGATGATACTATTACTGTGTTCATGAAGTATGCTATTAATGAGTATGAAGTAATACAGAAAGCGTATGAACAAAGAGATAAATTCTTAAGTGATGTCGGTTTATCTTTAGCAGAATGGAATAATCTAAGTGCAGCTGAACAAAGACAGCAAATACTTAGAATAAACAGAGAGGCCATCGAACAAGGTAAAGCTGATAGTTTTAAATACCTGGTAGAGAATTATCACTACAATACTAAAGGAGATAAGATAGTATTTGAGAATGGTAATGGATATAAATTTAGATACTTTGTAAAATTACAAAGTGAAGTAGATAAGTACGGTCTCGACAAAGTATATACAATGTACTTCAAGAATCCAAACAATAAGAAGTTATATAATTATGTTAAGAATTCATTAAATTGGAGAATAAATGATACTATTCAACAATTTATTAATAACAGAATTATAGAACCTAATTCTCAAAATATTAATTATGACGGAGAGTCTATAGCAAGTGATATAATCAGAGGAAACATATTACTAGATTCAGATTTAGTACAGCCACAAAATGGTAAGACTACATCAGAGATGATAGCTAGTGTTATTGCTGACTATGCTGTTAATACTGCTATAGCTACTTTAGAGTTTGAAAAATTAATATCTGGAGATCTAGCATACTATAAAAACTTAGACGACCGTGTAAAACGTTATTCTGCTCTTACTTCTACCAGACAGATAATGAATATACCTCAGGATGATTAGACGTACAGAACTATATCATTGAATACTAATAAATTAGTATCTAAGGTAATGCACGACGCTATGTATAATAAGTATGTAGGTACAGAAGAAGCTCCCGGTATTCTTACTAAGTTATACTTCAGATTCAGAGACGAAAACAAATAGAACTTTGTTGGTCTAACTGATAAAGAGATATACGAAAAAGCATAGAAAGATGCTGATAATAGATTATCTGGTTATAATGATGTAGACCCAACAGATGCTCAGGTTTGGATTTCTCCTACTATGTTCCGTAAATTATCTATAATGAATGGAGACTGGAATGAAGATAAACAAAGAGCATTTGACTTGTTAGAATCGTATGAACAATTATCTTTAGAATAGGAAATTGAATTACATAATATAGTTATGCAACCATTGAAATATGTACATTTTGGTTACATAAATTCTGATGGTAATAGAATTCCTATCTACGATAAGATGTCTCTAGCTACTATATTTAGACGTACTGCTGTAAATCGTGACTTACAACAAATGTATGATTACATGAAAGACAACGATGTAGACATGATTAAAATGAATAGTGCTACTAAGTCTGGTAACATGCAACGTATGAAGATGTATGACGGAGACTGGAAATTACAAGATCTGAATGAGTCTGCTGTATATGAACAGGAATTCAAATACATAGGTAAACAGTTAGTGACTGATCCTCATAATGTGGAAAGAGTTACCTTTGCAACACAACCTATTAAGATTTGTATGTCTAATGTTGAGAAGGAAGGTGATTATGATTTCCAAGGTAAGACAGTTAAAGGACAGAAACTAATTGACGAATATGTTCAAGCTATAGATAGACTATCTGATATAGGTAAATAGAAACTATTCAATCAAATAGGTATTAAAGAACAAGGCGGTAAGTTATATGTGGACAAAACTAAGTTCGTTAAAATGCTTAGGGATGATGCTATCAACAGTAATATGCCATATAATCTTATTGATGCTTTTTAAACTGTTATCAAGTCTGTTGATACTACAGATTATTATATAGAATTATCAGTATTGCCATCTCTTAATTGGATACATAGTAGGATAACTGCAATGATTAAGAAAGCTACTATTGATATCAATACTCCAGGTAATGCTTTCATTCAGATGTCTAACTTTGGATTTAAGACTACTACATTCGATAAACCTCTAAATACAAAAGTAAAAGGAGAAGGTATAATATTTAATGACGAGCTTAAGTTCAAAAGACCTGATAATGGCAGAATGGAATGTATTGTATCTATTAATCTATTCAAATCTGTATTACCAGCTGAAATACAAGGAGATTTTGAAAAGTCCAAAGAATACATATTAGCTAATGCTGATTTGTTTGCAATAGGTTATCGTATTCCTACACAGGGTATGAACTCTACACTGCCATTACAGATTGTAGATGTATTAAGAGAAAGTTCAGGTGATGTTATTATAATGCCTTCTGAAATTACTACACTTACTGGTTCTGACTTCGATATTGATAAAATGTACATGGCTAGGTACAACTATAGAGATATAGACGGAAAGCTAGAGAAAATACAATTTATTGATAGTGATGACTACTCTAATGAAGAAGAATTCCTAACAGCAGTATATAATTATAAATATGCAGCTTATCAAACTGATAAATATAAAGAAGCAGAAAAGGATGTACCTAAAGTTCTTAATACTCTGTACAAGAAAGTATTAATGAACAATGATACTATGATGGCAGAAGATAAAGAATTCTTATTAAATTATATTAAAGGTTATAATTCATTTATTAACTACAATGATGCATTAGATATACTTGATAATGTAACTATATCTGATACTGAAAAAGTAAGTAGAATAAGAGGATTATTCAATAAAAAGTCTGATATAATAAAATTAGAAGACTTTATATCAAATAATACAGGTAAAGATAAATGGACTGTAAATAGCAGAGAACAAATAGAAAACAGATTATTAGATATATTTAATACTACTCTTACTTCTGATAACCATTTCCTTGATGCTACTACTCCTCTTGATGTTACTACTCAACCTATTAAAGACATTGTAGGTAAAGTAGATAAATATCTTGCTGATAAGAAGAATATCAGTTCCCTTGAAGCATTATTCCCCCCATATCAATTAGAAATTAAGAATAACAATACTGGTGCTGATGCAGGTATTGGTCCTATGGCGTTGATTAATACATTCAGAACATTTGCTCAAATAGCTGGCTTGAATTTAAATACTATGTCTGTTACTAATGATGGTAAACCTAATGTATGTCAACTACTTGGTATCAATACTTTAGATCTTAAGTATGATAGAAATGGTATATCTATATTGGACTGGACTTCTGCATTGATCAATGCTCACGTAGATGCTGCTAAAGACCCTTATATTACTCGTCTTAATGTTAATAAATATACATATAGTGCTACTGCATTTATGGTATCATCAGGTCTGGGTGATTCAGTATTTTACTTCTTGCCATAGCCTATACTTAGAGAGTTAGCCTCTGAAGCTATGCGTATAAAGAGTGCTAAAATAGGTTCTAATCCAATTGAAATATATCAAAAAGCTTGGCTTAAGAATACTAAGGAAAAGTATGAAAAACTACTTGAAGATGCTATAAAGAAACACAATAGTACAGTTACTTCAGATGAACAGGTATTAAGAGAAGACCTTCCTTTGTATGGTGATACTTTCTTTACAGATAAAATAATGAATAAAGAATGGTTAGAAAGTCAATTAGCAATACCAGAAAAACAAAGAGATTATAATTGGTATAATAATCAATTACAAATACTTGAGTATTTCAATCAAATAGATGAATATGGAAAATCTTTATCTAATTTGATTAAAGCGTCTCAAATTGATACTGCTAAGTTTGGTAACAATGCTAATGAAATGATATTACATCTACATACCATAGAACAGGCATTATCAGATACTAACTTTACTAATCCGTTTGATATTTTCAATAAAACTTTTTTAGGTAAGAAGTTAGAAAATAGTATCAACCTAATGTTCAATATGTTAAGTAATGAGATTATAGAATTCGCTCCTAACTTTGTAAATATGATAGAATAGATACAAAGATAGACAGTTACTTACTATGCTAAGGATGAAAGAATAGTCAATGCTATATCAAGAGAATTAAAGACTAATATAGAAGCCGGCTTCTTTAATGAATATATGAAAGCCAATAACAAGACTGTTAAATCATTGTTCTATGGTAATAATTCTATAGTAGATAGAGTATCTAACTTAAGAAATGTAATATATACAAATCAAAAGTATTAGAATTTAAAAGATAATGCATTATTAAGGTTGCTTGAACCTGGTATAAATTCAGATCCAAATGCTCCTAAGATCTTTGAAGTATCTACTACAAAACAGCGTGATACTCAATCTAAGAATATGTATACATATGCTTGGAGAGACTTATTAGAACATCCGAGTAAAGAAGTAAGAGATATTGCAAAAGATTTAATTCTATATTCATTCTATAGCAGTGGTGGACATTCTAATGGTATCTATAACTTCTTTGATTTAGTACCTTATGAAGTATTAGCGAAAGGTTTTGAGTTAAATGGTCAGACCTATGAAGAATATATGAAATAGACAGTAAGGAGTCTTAATGATAATGAATCTTACTTAGATTATGCTACTATAATAGATAATACATTAAGAAGTCTATGGAATAATGATAGATTGATTCCCGATGTATCAAATAACTTTATAGATGCATCAATGTCTGACCCTGATGTTAAACACGGACCCGCAATATATCTTCGTTTACAAGAAGATAGAACTAATTTTATGTAGTCTCTGGATGAAAGTTATAAACCATATGTTAAGGTAAAGGATAAAGCTAATGTGAACGATACTTTATTATATAAGTTCGTAGGAAAGAGTATTAACACTAATGGAGACACTCAATTAGTATATGCGTTAATACCTAAAACAGGTTATACATATAAGGGATTCTCTATAAAAGAAGCTTCTAATACTACAGAACTTCCTACTAATCAAGTTAAAGACTATACTGACTTAAGTGTAGAGTTTAATAAGAAGTTTAGTAAAAACCAAGTTAAGTTTATACCTGCAAAAGAGATAATAGATGAAACTGGTTCTAACCGAACCTATGATGAAGATGGAGAAGCTGAAGTGAAGAATATAAAATAGGAATAGCCAGTTGTTAAAGATGCATTTAATAGCAATATGCCACAAAAACAAGCTGAGGCTATATTAAGTAAAGATGCTATTAGACGATTTACATATTAGGATGTGCAATTCTCCACTGTAAATCAAGCTTACTATTATACTGTAGCTAATTTGATTCCCAATCTATCTAACGAGGATGTAAAATAGAAATTACTACAGAATTTATCATAGATTGATGAAATAGCTAAGTAGATAGATTATGATGTTAAAGGTGAAGATGGAACTACATTAAGAGAAATGGAAGAAATACTACACGATCAATTGATGTATGACATCCAATATGCATCTATAACATCAGATCCTAATGCAATTGAAGCTTTAAAAACTATAGAAACTTCAGATGAAATACTTACAGATTTGAAGAATGATATAGCTAATGATTTCAGTGATGAAGCAATGTTAAACTGTAAAGGAAAATAATATGATATGCCCTAATTTAAATGATAAGACAGTAAAACAATAGTTCACAGAACTTGTTAATGCCGTAGGCGAAGTAGCGGCATATGATATATGGAACCAAAATAATGGTAATGCTATAGACAAGGCCCCTAATGGGGCTGAGTCTAAGCTATTTTCAGACCTTTTAAACTATTATAATGGAGATCGTAATAGTGCTATAAAGGCTAAGGCTTAGGTATATTCTAAGAGCTTTAAAAGCTGGTTTGGGGATTGGTTAAATAACTCTGAGGGTTCTTCTAAAATAACAGATAAAAATAGTGAACCATTATTAGTATATCACCATAGTAATGATTCCATTACGGAATTCTCTACTGAATTCGATAATTATTTTAGTCGTAGTAAAGGAGGAACAAAAGAGGCTATCTTTTTTACTGGAACCAGATATCCAAAATCTGGTACAGTTCTTGATAGAAAATATAGCTATCCTGTTTATCTTAGTGCTAAAAATGTAATAGAGAAAATAGGAACTAAAGATGAATTGAGAACAACAGGAGAAGGTTTTGTAAGTACCATAAATAGATCTTCTAAAGAGGCTGATGCTGCTATATTTCATGGAATCGACGATAATTAGGAATTAAATCAAGACATCTATGTTGTTCATCGTCCTAATCAAATCAAATCAATAGACAATCAAGGTTCTTTCTCTGGAGAAGACAATAATATATATAGAGCGGAATATACTAATACAACTGTTCCTTCTGATCCAGATTTACGCAATAGACTATTCAACGGTAAGGACGAAGCATCTATCGGAGTAATGCTCACTAGATTAGCTAAAAGTAGCCCTGCACTTGTTCCTTTTATTAATAAAGTAAAAGCTAATATACCGGTAAATGTGAAGGCTAGGAAAATAGTACTGATACCTTATAATGAAAATAACCCATCTCATGCTTGGTATGATACTGATAATGGTGTAGTTTATATATCAGAAAATGCAGCATATGAACACAATGGAAAACTATCTAAAGCAGACAATACAATATTTCATGAAATATTACATGCAGCTACAGTAAGTGTACTCAACAATAGTCCTGAATTAAAAAGTGAACTTAAGTCTATAATGGACAATGCAAAACAGTACATCGGTTCTGACTACTATGGTATGAAAGATGAATATGAATTCTTAGCTGAATTATGGTCTAATTCAAGATTCGCTAAAGAATTAATGAATATACCTGCTTCTAAAAAACAAAGTATGTTAGATAAGATTATAGACTGGTTAATGAAAGCATTCGGTATTACTAATTCAGATAATGCTTTTGTTGAGGCTCATAATTTTATGGTAAATATGCTTACTAATTATCAAGATTTGAATTATAACTTAGAAGATATAAATAAGGAACTAAGTACAGCAAACCTGCATTTAGCTAAACCTATTAAATAGACTAATAATCCCGTTACGATTAAAAATATATTTGATCAACAAAGTAAACATATCTCTTTTGATGCAGATACTCATACTTATACTAATACTGAAACTGGAGAAGTATATAAATCTGTATCTGATGTTAAGAAGTTGGCCGGTTTTGCTGAAGATATAGATACTATGACTCAACAACAACTTATATATGGTGACTTTACTGCTAGAGTAGGTACAGCTATACATGAGGTACTAAGTAAGTTGATGAAAGGTGAACCAATAGGAGATACACAATTTAGTCCTAGAGTAATAAAACAACTTAATAATATAGCCAATATAGTAAAGAGAAACGGTCAAGTAATAGCATCAGAGTAGGTAATATCAAATGATGATGCAAAAGTAGCTGGTACATTAGACTTATTAGTAAGAGATAAGAGAGGTAAAATAAAACTTCTTGATTTCAAGACCAAAATGCGCAATTATGGTGACAAGAAGAAATATGGTTTTACTTACTATAACAAAACTAAGTATTCAAATAGACCAGATAGGGACAGACATATGTTCTAGTTAGCTATGTATCAGTACATGCAAGAACAATTAGGAATACATATAGATGAAAGAGGTGTAATTCCTATCGAAGTAGATGTAGATAAGGAAGGTAATGTTACTAATGTATATTTCTCTAATGTATTAGTAAATGAAGAAAATCAAAATGAATTAACTGGTGTATATAAAATGCCAATACGTAGCGATGTAGATTTAGCAGCTAAGAAATCATTAGGTTTACTTGGAGAAAATAGTCAATTAAGTAAATTAAATGAACAACAGTTAAAATAGACATCAGAGATAGTAAACAAGATATTAAAAACACTATCTAATAAGACTATATTATTATCCTCTAAAGGTAGAGATATTGAATCTAGAATACTTAAGAATAAAGTAAAAGAGTTTCAAGATGCTACGGAACAAGAGATAATGGTTGGTTATATTAATACTGCTCTAAGTAGCTTAGAAAAAGAAATATAGCGTTATAATACTTTGTTAGACAGAGAAAAGGAGGAGGGTCAAGCTGTATGGAACTTAACTACATTAGAAATATGGAAAGATTTAGCAGAATCATTTGAACCTCTTAGAGATCTTAGAAACTATCTATATGACTACAGAGATTTCTTATCTAAGGATGAACAAGCAGAAGTACTGAAAGCTTTGGATACTGCTATTACTTATAAAGATGTATTAGAAAAAGCTTATGATGTTAAAGGTAAACCTCTTTGGATTCAATGGTTACAACCGTTTGTAGGTATAATCAGAGGCAGATATAAAAGAGAAGCAGAGATACAATATAAAAAAGATAATAAAGGAAGAAAAATCAATAAAGATGATATGCAAGCTTATATTGATAAATATATCAATGATAATGCTGAAAAAATTCAAACTGAGACATATAACTTTATTGAACAACAATCAAGAATAGCTGATTCCGATACTAATGCTTTTTATAGGTATACTGATACTATATTTCAGTCATAGGATCCTATAATATCTGCTATGGCAAAAGCTTATGATGAAGTAGTATCATAGACTAGAGTACAATATGTAGATAAGTATAGACAATTGGCTGATCTTACTAAAGAATTACATAAAACATTAGGTGTAACAATAGCATCAGATCCTAAGAAAGTGTATGATTTTATGATTGAATATACTTCTAGCGGGCCAAGATTGATTAAATAGATGCCTTCATCTTTCGATGATGCTTATTTAGAGGCTAAAGAAGAAATAGACAAGGATCCCAAGTATATACTTCCAGAATAGAGAAGTGAAGCTTTAAGAGCATGGTTGAATAAAAATGCCCCTATAGTAGATAAAGAAAGACTTAATAGAGCTAAACTTGATTTATTTGATAAAATGTTATAGGAAGATGATATTACTGAAGAAGAGCATAAGATACTTGTGGAGAATGAAAAATCTAAAAATAGAAGGAAAGGTGTATATACCTTAGCTTCAGAAAGTAAGATAAGCAGACAAGCTGCAGAATTAGTTCAACAAGAAATGTCTAAACTTATTTGGCAGTATAGAAAAATAGATCCTAAATTGTATCCCAATACTAAGTGGGATAATTTATCAAAACTTAGAAAGACCAATCCTAATGATATTAGAATACGATTTTATGATTTTATATATTCCTTATCAGAAGAAGGAGATGCAGGTGTAGCTAAAAGATATAAACTAAATGGTAGGTTACCTGGAGTGTCATTAGACATGATGGAAAGGGTTAAATCTGGGCAGAATATAGCTAAAGCTGCTCTAAGAGATGCAAAGAGACAAGTAATTAGAAATGAGGATGATACTCATCTTGGTTCTTTTGCATTATCTGATGAATTAGATAGACCTATAGACTTTGTTCCAGTATTCTATACAGCTAGATTAGAAGAACAAGATCAATCTTATGATATACCTAGCATATATAATAAATGGTTTGCATCAGCTTTAAACTATTATAATACTACTAAAGTAATGGCTCAATTAGAATTTACTAGACATGTTGTTAATAGTCGTAGAACTAAAATAACTGATAGTAAAGGTAGAGCTATCAAGAATTATTTAGAGAAGAAATTCCTTGATGAGAATCCTAATTCTTCTATTAATGCTTCTGATGTAGTGAAGGATACTTCTAATTTAGCAGATTAGTTAAATGATTGGTTCTAGCAAGTAATATATCAAAAATCAGATGCTGATCTAGGTATAATAATGGGAGTAGACGCTGCCAAATTAGTAGATTTACTATCTAAGTATACATCATTATCTATAATGGGTGTTAACTACATAAGTATGGTTAACAATGTCCTTATGGCAGAGACTCAACAAGCTATCGAAAGCTTCGCAAATAGATATGTATCTGCTAAAGCCTATACTAAAGCTACAGGTGAATATGCCAAAGACCTTCCAAATATACTTGGTGATATAGGAGCTACTAAGGCTACAAGTAAAGTTAACTTATTGAATGAACATTTTGGAGTATTTACAGATTACACTGAGGGTGATTTCCAAAATAAGCTTAGATTTACAAGATTGTTTAATACCTCTGCCTTATATGCTACTAACAATTTAGGTGAACATGAAGCTCAATCTCGTTTTCTGATAGCTTCGTTGATAAATAGAGAAGCTAAGGACAGAAACGGGAATGTAATAGGAAGCGTATACGATTATTTTTATGTAGAAGACGGTAAGCTTAAATTTGATAAGGATGGAGTAGTAGCAAACTTTAGTCCAGATGAACAAAATTAGTTCTCAGCTAGAGTAAGAGCTTTACTTATGCAAATGCACGGTAATTATGCTCCTCATACTAAAGTGGCTTTATAGAGATGGGGTCTTACACGTTTAGCTTTAATGTTCCGTAAATGGATTATACCTGGTATTAGAAGAAGATATTCTACAGAATACTATGATAATGTGATTGATGATTGGCAAGAAGGATATTATCGTACTGGTGCTAGATTCATTAAGAACAAAGTAGGTTCTTTCTTTATGAAATACAAAGATGAAGCAAGAGCATTAGAAATGGCATCAAGTGCAGATTGGAGTACAATGACCGAATTTGAAAAGTATAATGTAAAAAGGTTTGCTATTGATGCTGCATTCTTAACCGCTGCTATTATACTTACTGCAGTACTTACTAAACTGAAAGATGACGATGACGACGAAGATATGAAGATATTTTGGTCTAATATGGCTTATCAAACTTATCGTCTTAAGACAGATATTGCATTTTTCTTTAATCCTGCAGATGCTCTTAAGATTGTTCAATCTCCTATTCCTTCTTCTTCACTTATTAAAAGCTTTACTAATTTTATGGGTCAGATTATTAAAGATCCTACTGAGAAATATGTACGTGGAGAATGGAAAGATCATTATAAGCTTGAAAAGCAATTCTTTGATTTGTTACCTATAGCGAGACAACTATATCGCTATCAAGATATTGCAAATGAGATGACATTATTACAATCTAAATAATATTAAAGTAGCTTAGAAAAGAACTTGCTTACTATCATCATTATAGTTTATTATATAAAGACAAAGGCTAAGGATTAATTTCCTTAGCCTTTTTTTATTCCTAATATGAGGACATATATATTAGGAATATTTACAGGAACAATTGAATCTATAGAAATATAATGCCAGAATCATCTGGCATTATTTCTTCTGGAATTACTTCATAGATATCAGGTGGTGGTAACATTTCGCCATTATCTTGTACTCTGGCTCGTTCAAATACTTTATTACCACATCTGCAGCTCTTATTAAATAAAGCGTATGTGAAACTTTTAGAACTTAAATTCCAAAAGCTTAATACTTGCTGTTTCAATTCAAGGCTACATTGACTATATCTTCCTTCTTTAATACAATTATAATCTTTCTTGTACTTGTTAGGTATAGTAAATACAAATATATAATATGTATCTTCATCATCAATATAGATGAACTTACTATAAAAATACTTATTCTTTGTTAGAAAGAATAGATTCTTATAGTAAGTATCATCGAATTCATCAATACGGAACATTAGAAATATGTGACTATCTAAATATGGTTTATCCTTCATTGCCATAAAGGCATTTATGAATCTACCATAGGAATTCCAATATATAGCTTGTCCAAAATCACTAAACTTCTCATTCTTCTCCGCTAACATAGGCAGAAGAAAACGAGTACTTATAGTTCTTTTTCTATTACTACCAAATACATCTACATAATTCATAGCCTTTCAGTACCATCCCCCTCATAATAGCTAAGAGTATGCTCCCAGTTATTAGTTCGATAATGGTATGAAAGTTCTGTTAATGCATTGATAATGATGGTTTTTTGAGAGTCTAACTCTGTTTCATTAAACATATCAAATACTCTCACTTCATAGCTGCCATTTGTTTGAATAGCAACTATATAGGCTTCACAGTCGTAATCTGAAATATCAATATCTTGATCTTTCATATACCAAGTAATAGCTAATAAATAATAAGCTATTTGTCTGTAATAGCCAAATTCTTCTACAGAATGCTTAAAGTTATAAACATCTGAAGTAGTCTTTAAGTCAATTAGAATAATCTTCTTATTGACATGATCGAATATACATCTATCAAGTAAAGACTTGCAAGGTGCATACCAAATCTTATCTTCATCCATTTTAAGACTATTAGTCATAATAGGAAGTGTCCAGTTAATATGAAACTCATTATGAGATTCTACTCCTGGTATATCTGTTAGTAATTCTTTTGCTTTCTTATGATTATCAATGTTAGACTTAATTGTCTTTAACATATTCAAATCAGCAAAGGAAATTACTTTTCTGTTATCTTTTTCATTTCGTAATACTTCTATATAGTCAGCATAACGAGTACATAGCTCTGTAGCTTCTTTTAAGACGATTTCAGAGCTTTTTGAGTTGCTATATGCAGATTTATATGCAGCAATCTTCTTATCGTCTTCTATGAGCTCTAATGAGTTTGCATAGTTCTCACAGAAATCTTTTTGTTGTTTTACTTTAGGTACTTCATAATCTAAAATAATATAATCCTTCCAAAATTCATCTGGTTGAAGTATATATTCATGAATCATAGTACCTTTCTCTAATTGTGGTAACTTTAATCCTTCTTCTTTACCGTCGAGCATATTACGGAAATACAAAGGACCTTTTTTCAGAAACCAACCAATAGAAGAATTTGATATTCTCGTGTTATCTTCATAATACGGTTTATCAATTATCATTCTCTTCCTTGTTTAATTCTATAGTTACTATTTTAAGTCTTTCTCTTTCTAAATAACTGTCAGTTAATATACTACAGTTATGTTGATTAAGATGACCATAGGATATACCATTATGCCAATGCCCAAAGAAATGATGCTTATACTTACCAAAACAGTAATGTTCAAGCTTCTCATTATAATTAGGATTTTCATGTGTGATTAGAATATCACATTCAGGTATATTTTCATACGGACATTTATACTCATCATATTCATGATTAGTATCCTCAAATGCCCATTTTTGCCAATGTATAGGAGCTATCCAGGGAGTACCATAGAAGGTAACTCCTTCATATTCATAGAGTTCATCAATAAGAAATACTACTTTATCATCAGTAAGTATAGATATCTTATCTTTGAATTGCTGAAGTGTAATATCTTTATCTAAACTATCATACAATCGTTCGATATAGATATCATGATTGCCAGGTACTACTATTACTTTCTTACAAGGAAGTTTATCTACCCAGTTTACAAAAGTAACACTCCACCATTTATCTGATTCATCGCTATCTCTTTGAACAATTAACTCTACTACATCACCAGCTATACATAGTACATCACACTCAGGTATATTAGGTAGATTACCATGTAAATCACTAATTGCACATATTTTCATATTGCAAATTTTTTGTTAGTTTATATACTAATAATGTATAGAAAATCAACATCCTTTCAAATGTTTTATTAACTCATCTACTTGTTTTTGATTATGAACTATGTAAAATTTTACATCAATTTCACGTCTATACAAATAGTAGTTAAATAGTTTCTCACGTAAAGGCCATGCCTCATTAGGATAGCCTTTACATTCGATGATAAATCCATCACCTACAAAATCAGGTAGGTAGGTCATTGGACGATATTTCTTTCCTCCAAAAGTAAAAGCTGGAAGAAGTTCAAATCTGTGCTTTTCATAATCAGCCTTGATTTTTGCTTCTTTCAGCTTCTTATATGTATAGGTTTCAAGTTTACTTCTAAACTTTATACCGTCATATTCATTTGGAGTAGCGTTTTTTACTTTTCCTTGCTTCTTTGTACTTTTTCTTCTTACAAATAACATCATGATAAGACTGCACTCTTACAATAAGTTATAGAATCATTCTTAGTAGAAGCTCCAAATGTACTTTTCAATGTAACAGGTTCGCCTTTCATAGCTTTATCCATTACAAATTTGATAATACTCCATACAGCCTTCCATTTTGCATGACAAGCTTTTGCTTCTCCAGCAAGTACTTGAGCAATATAGTCAACTAAGAATGCAGGAATACAGTACATAATGAAAAGTATTTTGACAGGGTAAGACAATATCTTACCTATATTTTTAATAAATTTCTTCATAAAGCCAATTTTTTATAGTTTCGAAATCATTTGCTTTAATAGCATCTGATATATCTTTAGCCTTAAACTTTTTATGAACTAATAGGCCTTCTAAGCCTGTTTTAAGGCTCATTTTGCGAAGATATTTTACACCAGCTTCATCTCTATCAAACATTATAATAATGCGTTTAAAACGCTTCTTAAGTTGTTCTAATGCCTTATCAGGTATAAAAGTTGATTCTGATGATGGGCTTATCGCAGGAATACCCATTTCGTATAAACACATGACGTCTTTCATACTCTTTGTTATAATGAGTATATCACCAGTTTTAGGTAACTGTTTAAATCCCTGAATATCGTTTTCAGTCAGGTTATTACGCCACTTTGTATATTTATCTGCTAAAGGTCTATATATCTTAAAATGATTATATACCTTATAAGCATACATAGGATTCGTATCCTTGTAAATACCCTTTACAATACCATTACACAAATAATATTTAATACTACTTACTCCGAATTTCTTCAAAGTAGTGGTACTAATATTGAACTGAGACCAGTAATTGATGTCTGTTAGAGTAAAGTCTTGTCTTACTACACCAATTACTGTCTCTGTTGACGGTATGTATTGCTTAGAGCTAACGAGTTGCGTATTATTAGTAATCTTAAGCTTATTAACTATATCATTCAGTATATCTGAATAATTAGTTAAACCAGTAAGTAATGAAACAAATTTAATTACATTACCGCAATCACCTGTGCCATGATCCTTAAACATTAACTGTTTAGTAGTCCTACTATAGAAACATCCAAATGATGGATTTTTATCTTTTCTAAATGGACTGTTATATATCATACCAACTTTAAAATTACCTATATACGCTGAATATATATCATACTCTGTTACTTTAGATAGTATATACTCTAAAGTAATATTCTCTTCATCTTTTATGTTCGTAGTGTCATATAACATATGATATATAATTTTTAAGTGGAAGTAATGAGATTCGAACTCATGACATGGTCCTATCTATAGTACCTTTAAATCTATCGCCTTTTCTCGCAGGTTTATTCAGATTTATATCTCCTATATCCACCGGACTTGCTCTACCACTGAGCTATACTTCCTTATAAACGTGAGTGCATGCTATTACAAATCTATGAATTTTGTAATTCGCCACCGCCTTTCACGGCTTGCATCGGATTCCTCTAAGAGTCATGCCGCCGATGAATTACTCACATAGCGGCATGCTACTCACGTATCGCTATATTATGCCTAGCGTAGGCAAGCTGTTAAAAGGTTATATTAGAACGGCAAATCGTCATTCTGAGTATCTGCTACTCCTTTATCTACCTTATCTAACGGATTAACATCTGTTGTTTCCTTATCTGCTGTAATAGGACGAACAAAGACATCAATATTCAATTCTGTAATCTTACTTACTTGACCCTCAGGTAAATTCATCGGTTCAATGAAAGTAAACTTACAATAGTTAGGTAATGTAGTATAACCTTTATTGTTATAAACTATCTTTACTCTAAGTAAAATATCTTTATTTGCTGCATTCAGCAAATTAACAACCCAATTAGCAAATTCACTAAATGATGAACCTGCAAAGACGAGAGCTTCTTTAGGATAGAAACAGCTAAGTATCTGCAATATACGCTTCACTTGTCTATTTGCTCTGTTCTGAAAGTCTTCTTCAGATTCCATAGGTTTCTTAGTAGACTCCCATTCAGTATGTGTCATAGTCTGTTCATCTTTCTCGAATTTAAATTCAATAAAGATGTTACCATTAATGGACTTATCAACTCTAGCACTTACAAATTTCACATTATCGTGAATACCTGCTTCTAAGTACTTATTTTTACTCTCTTGTATCTGGTTTGCTAATTCTGTACTATAAATCATAACTTAATCTTTTAAACTGATATAAAATACTGTTAAAAGTTACTCAGGCAAATATATTTTGTCCCAATATACCTTAATATCATTGTTTTCATCGCTTTCTGCAATAACGATGTTCTTACCTCTTAAATGAGGTGCTCTTGCTTCTCTAACGGAGTTATCTCCGCCTTCGAAAGAGATATGAGTTTCATTTCTCTTTCTATATACATAGCCAACAGCATCCGCTTCGCCACATATAATATTAGCAAGTTTACCTACTAAGTCAAGGGACATTTCTGATAACTCTTCTCCTTCCTTATTAATCAACTTATCTCGAGTATGACCAATAAGTATAAAGTTATCACATAAATCTCTAAACATATCTATAACTTTTCTTACAGCTTGTTGTAGATACATATAACCAGAACCATTAGGTAAGGTTCTTACGTCATTTCCAGAGTAATTCTTACCCATAGGAGTTGCTCTATACAACTGTGCTGCATAGCTAAGACATATCTCCTCTAATCTTGAGGCATTATCTAGAGTAATATATTTGTATGGTTTCTTACCGGTCTGTTTAATTTCTTCTCTAATTGCTGTAGCAATGTCTCCTAAGTCTTTTACAGACCTAGCTTGTACAGCAAGAGCTTCGAGGAACTCAGAACCACCCTCTAAGTCTACGATTAGATTATTATCTAATCTAGACGCTAGAGTGGTTTTACCGGCTTTTGGTTTGCCAAATATAATTAAGAATCGAGGATTCTCTACTTTGGCTTTTACTTTCTCTTTCGGTAATACAATCATAAAGCTTTAATTATATTGTATCCTCTGAGAATGCTTTGGTAGTTTCTGATAGTTTGGATATTTATTTAGAATAAACCACGATTTTTAATCTTAATCGTGATATCAATAATAGTCTTTTTAGTTTTCGGTTTCAAATGGTTCAATGAACCAGTTGCAATCGGGATGATATCGTAACCAATCTGTACGAAGTTATCAAAAATCTTAATCGGTGTACCGAATTCATCTTCAAAGTCATAATCCTTCTTAAAAGGATAATTCTTCTTAGCATAAATATCAAGTGCAGACAATGCATTAAAGAATTCTTTTTCAAGGTCAAAGTTAATGCTACCATCAGCAAAGCACTTGAACGGACATTCTGCACATTCCTTAGGCAACCATCCAATGTTATGAGTCTTACTCAAACCAAGAGTAATATAATCACCAGCACCAGCATATTCAATGCCATAAGTACATTTAGGATAGTCATAATTACTTTCTACTGTTAACCAAGGATAAGCGTTAACAACACGTTTCATCAAAGATTCTTTGTAGATATCTGCAGTTTTATTGTTTTTCGGTAACTTAAATGTATATGTTTTCATAATTTTCAGCCTTTTTAATTGTTATTACTAAACGAAATCTTCATCACTGGTTCCTCATCTCGTATAGTCTCAATTAAGTTATTGTATTTCAAATCGTTATCAAACTCTAATATCGCACATTCTCCTGCATCCCTATTTTTAAGTATATGCAAGTAGACTTTATTCTTCACTAGTAAACGATTTGGTCCATACTGTTGTATATTGAGTAGTTCCGGTCTGTGGATACATATAACATAATCAGATGCATGAAATATAGTATCAGCGGAAGATATATCACTACGCATTGGATAATGCATAGAGGGGTTGTTAATTCTTTCAGGACTCTCAATGTTTCGATTCATCTGTGATAACTGAATTATAGTAGTATCAGGTAACTTCTTTACTCTGATAAATAGTTTCTGTAAATCTGAAATCACTTGCAGGGCTGTTTCACGAGCTTGACCTTCAACAAGTAAAGTATGATCAAGTATAATCACAAATTTCTTGCCTTTAGCCTTATTCTCGTAGAAATAGTTTATAGTAGATGCTATATCGTCAACAGTACCCGGTGTATCTACATAATATATCGGATATGATTTTATTTGTTGAGAAGTTTGTTCAACTTTAGCTAATAAATCATCATCTAATTCATTATTAGCACTGTATAGCTCTGCAGTAGTTTGCCTTAGCTTACTGCTCATTTTTCTACCTACCTGCCTAGAACTTAACATCTCAAATGAGAAATTAAGTACTATAACATCCTGTTTAGAATTTAAATCTATTAAATCAGTTTCAAGCGTATTTACAAATGAAGATTTCAGTGTTGTTATCGTATAGTTTTTTATCTATACTTCTATGTTTTGTTATTCAACATAGCTCCGCGTACCTTTTTATCCACTTATTTCAGTTGGGATATCGAACACTCTTGGGAATATTATATTTATTCAATTCCTACGCTGTACGGTGATAAATAGCCTTTCGTAATCTATTTATTTACCACGGGATTAACATTTCAGTCTTCCCCGTATTTGCTCGATAATTATCATATATCATTCCTGATATAGACGGCAATATTCTGTGTATCTGTCAAATTTACGTTTTAAATATATTGTTGCATCTTTATATATATAATCTAATATATATTTTCCTCTACTTTTTTGAAAAGATAAATTATAAATATTTTTAGTTTTATTTAATTTATTTTTCTTTTCTAACGGAAGATAATTTTGTAAAGTGTTCAAGAACTTTTCAGTTCCTAATATCCGTAAAGTCATATGTTTATGATCTTTATCACAATAACTTATACAACCATCTCCATCAATATATCCTCTAATAAAGTGTTTAATTAGTTCTTTATTTTCAAATATATTTTCGTTAGGAAATTCTAAAGTTAATGATTTTTTTGGTATGCAACCATAATTATTTAAAACATTCCAGAAATGTTTATTTGCAAATGTTATTCTACATCTTTCGTATTGATATAGATTTCCTGCTTTTTCTATTCTTATATCTTTATTAGAAGATATAAAATTATTAAACTTTTCTAAATGTTTTAAATCTTTACTGGATAAATTTAATTCAAAATTATGCCGTATATTTTTAGTATTTATAGAAGCAATATTTCCATCTGCGTATATAAAACCAAGCCAATAAGCTTTTTCTTCTGAATCAATTTTATCAAATATATTAAAATTAGCTATAGTTCTTACTTTTTTCATAATGTTTTGTATTTTATAATACAAACGTATATGAATTACTATAGTTTCGTATATCGTTTAAAATACACTATTACCACTACCAGATATACCTACTATAGTATATATCGTATTTGGCTCAATTCCTCCCATACAGGATTTATTGAACTTTTTCCATCTTGTTGCTAAAGATTGAATTTCATGATTCTTTCTTTTGCGAATGTATTCTACTGCTTCACTCGTTGCAGTAGAAATATGACGAAATGATAGTGTTTTAGATGATGTCTGTTCCATAATTATCTGCATTAGGTTGATAATCATCTAATTTCATTTGTTCCTCAAAGGTTTCCCACTCATGCTGAGTGAGCCATTTCCACATAGTTTTCATATAACCTATTTTGCCTGTACGCATTTTATCATCTATTTCATATCTTAAACAAGCCATGATATGTTCATGCATTGCTTTAGATTTGCCTATGATACGGTTATATTCTTTTCTACATTTGTTTACATTAGCTCTTAAAAAGCCTTTAGTCCCATCAGGACGTATAACATAAACTGGAAATTGGTCATAGAAAGCATCAAACATAGTTTTATCTTCTTTAAGAAGTTCTTCTAGTTTTGATGTTTTACTTATAACTTGGTTATTTGTATTATCTACATTAATACAAATTAAACCTTGATTAGCTAACTCCTGTATTTCTTCTTCATTAACTAGGCTGAGAAGTTTCTGAATGTCTTGATTGATTACTTTGATATCACTCAATACAAGTGTTAGGAATACTAATTGATTAATAGATATGTTTGGTATTCTATCTAAGATAGAAGTGTCTATTTCTAAAATCATATTCTCATATATTATATGAGCATATAGTTCTTTGAAATTTATTTGGTAGCCTTTGTTAATCCCATAGGCTCAATTGTAATGGTTTTAATTCTCTGATTATCTTATAGGCTTCGTATATATAATACCTATAATTAATCTTCCGTTCCTCAATCGGTTTGTCATCAAATTTATTTAAAAGAGTAACACCAGATGCAGTAAGCATATTCTGATACTGCCTTGCAGAAGCCTTATATTTACGTTCTCCTACATATGGCTCAGTATATGTTATAATTTCACCTTCTTTATGACCAGTATCTTTCCATTTCCACAAGTATCCACCATTAGTAGATGCGTAGAAACGATTAGTTCTTTGTTGCTCTTTGTTCATGTATTCAACATGCCATTGTTTACCGGTCTTCTCAGACATTAAGAATTTACGTATATCCTTACATCCTTTTATAGTGTCTTCAACTGGTACTTTATCTACAAAGTATTTTATTATAGCTTCAGGAATTATCTTTGCAGATAAGCCTTTACCTAATAATACTTCAGTAATGAACATTCCTTTTGTTTTAATTAAATTAGGATTTTTAGTTTTGCTGTATCCTTCTTTAACTGCAATATAGTCATTAATTGCATATTGATACATAGCTTCAAAACGATCTTCTTCTAGAGTAAGTCTAGTAAGCTGTTCCCATTCTCTGCAAATCTTGTTAGCTTCTTCATATACGCTTTTCTTTAAAAGCACAAACAAACCATCAGTGTTTGCTTGGACGATTCGACATCCTATTTGTACGAGTTTTTCTGCTAACATTAGTAACAATAACTGTCCGTTTATTCTAATCTGCATTACTGCAAACGGACTATAACAAAAATTATGTTCATTTTGTAGATTACCCGATAAACCATTCAATGCTAATTTTAGTGTTTCATTCTTTACTTTGTTTCCATTATGCTTCGCTTCTATTCTCTCATCTTTAATTTGAGAATATACTTCTAAGAATTCTGGACCTAGATGTTTAGGATAGAATCCGTATTCTATTAGCATACTTGGATATAGAGATGCACAAATTTATTCTGACTATATCTTAATTTGGCATTTCGTCCATACATAACCATACATGCTAGGTTTTTCACCTGAACATACGGCATATATATTATGTACTTTATATGTAGGATTTTCCTTTATTATATCTTTAACTCTATTCCATTCTCTTACTAACTTACCGTCTTTAGTAAATTGCTTGATTGTATATTTTGTTAAAGATTTCGATACTTTATCTGCCATTATTTTTTTCTTCTCTGGATTTTCTTTCCAAAATTTAGAAGACATTTTACCTATTTTTATTCTCTCGTTTATATTTGAGAAACGCTTAATTTGAGCTTCTGAATATTTCTTTTTAGTTTCTTCTAACGGTATCATACCTTTCTTAGAATTATCTCTTCTAAGATTATATCCTTTATCTCTATTAATGGTATCAAACAACTCTATATAATAGCATTCTTTATCTTTTAAATTTTCTGTAGTATATTCTAATACTATATAATCAAAATTATCAGCTCCATATTTGTGCCAATCATCTATTAAA